GCTTTTAGCTCATCAAGTTTCATCGCTTAGTCCTCCGTTATTAACAAAGTTGGGCAAGGCTACCGTTGCCGAAAACCCTGCCCAAGTAAATCAATGCGACAGCTTCCAAGCGATGCCAATCCACATCGCTATCGAGGCATAGCCAAGCGCAGCAATAACTACAACGCTTGCCCAACCTACTTGGCCCTTGGCAACCCTTACAACAGGCTTACCCAAGGCCGCTTGCACCTGTTTCACCTCGCTTGCACGAAGTAGGCCTAGCTGTTGCAGGCTCTCAAGCTTTTGCTTCTTGCTCATGGCATATTCTCCAGTTCATCTTTGAGCAAGACCCAAGCAGACCGATATTCTTCCGTACTCGGATGCCTATCCTGCTCCTCAATCGCTATCTCAATCGCAGCAAAGATAGCGTCAAGCTCGGCTGAGGTAAATTCTCTCATGCTTCCCTCCATTATAACCTACAGGGGCATTTTCGCCCCCTTCTATTAGTCCATTCTTGCAACTTCAAAACTCATATCTGGTTGCAAGATCATAACCCAGGCGTGGGGATAGATATAAATCAATTCATCCCTAAGCGCTGCTTCTGCCCAAGGCTTCATAGGCGGATCGCCAGGATAGCTCAAGCTCATATCCTTGCCTAGCTTGAACCCTTCCATTGGCGACCAACCACCGCCATGTCGATAGTTCTGATCCAGTTGTATCTTAGCCGGCTCGGGACTATCCTCGCTTAGAAACTCTGGTATCATCCCGAGCATTTCCACTCTCACGCTTCGATTTAGTATCCTAAACTCAATCATAGCCTTCTCCTCTCCAATGTAACAAATCAACTCCGAAAGGCAATACGGATGCCTACAAGCTTGCTTCCGCACTGCCTCCCGGGAGCTTGTGCTCCCTCCTAGGCACTATGCCCTACAGGCTGCATTCGCGCAGCCCTTCTATCTTATTCAAGCTTGGCCATAACTAAATAATTACACCCAGTCTTTTGCAAATCCGTAACATGCCCACACAAGTCACAACTTGCGCTTGTGTAAAACACATTCGGCTTCTCGATTCCCAGTGTATCATTCCCACAAGCTTCACAGGCAAAACGCTGATGAACCGTTGCGCCTTGCGCTATCCACTCAATCGCTCCTTCTACAGCTTGCTCAAACGGTACAAGTTTCATAGCTTCGCTCCCTTGCAATGTAACAAATAAACCCCGGCAGGCAACGCCTATCCCTGCCTGCCGGGAGCTTGTGACTATATCCGCGTCAGCCAATACAACACAAATACAATCATAGTCAACACCATTGCATCGACTGCATCCATCCTAGCTCGCCTATCCATCGCTTGCCTCTGGCCCTGCCAACTTTGCACAATACCATCGATGACTCTCGCCTTCCAACGTACTGCAACATCCTCTGACAACCTTGCCATCAATTGTCATCTTCAGCCATCCTTTGCTGTCCCAATCATAGAAACCCTCAGTGAGAATCTCTATGATTGTCCTTGCCAATACCATGCCTTCCATCGGCTTGTAATCGCTACTATCATAGTGATACTCCTTCCACCACTCACTGTCTGGCCCATACTTGGCCCTATAGCTCTGCTCATCCAACTCTATCGTCACCGTAACCTTGGCCATGTTCCACTCCTCTCAATAACCAACACTAGGGCCGAAGCCCTAGCTTCTATCTATGACCACATAATCTTAACCCCATTCACCAGCAATGCCCAACACGCACACATCGCTGGCATTGTCCAATACGGCAATCGCCACCAGCTATACGCTGCGCCTATCGCGATCCCGCCTACAAGTGACACGCCTATCCACTCCGTCATGCTCTGCTCCTCCAATAAAACTAATCAACGCTTGCCCTCAATTGAAATTCTATCCCTACCTTACCACACTTTCACCTGAAAGTCAAGCACTATTTCATCTCCGATCCCTGGTTATCCCCGTTTATCCCTGGTTCTCCCCTTGTATACCCCTTGTATTCCCTGATACCCTGATATCTCCGACCCCTTGTCACACCTCCCCCTACGTCCCGCCACACGCCCCTGCCTCTTATCCTTATCTAAAATTTTTTTTTTTTTTTGAGGTAGGTAGTAGGGTACTGATATGACCAGGGAATTAAGGTATGACGAGCCATCATGTATATCAAGGTATCAGGGTATACCAGGGGAATACCAGGGGATAACAAGGTCAACAGCTTAGATCTGCCGGTAGGCCAGGTGGCTTTGGCCGCGCCTAGCCGTCGGATTGTCCAGGTTTGAACGTCTATTCATGCCCTGGGGAATATAATCCGCAGGAAGTGGGGAGCATTTGCGCTCCCCTTCCCTACCATGCCTACGCCTTCTCGCTCGCATCGCGATACAACGCTTCGATCTGGCTGATAATCTCAGGGCAGAGTATCCGCTGCCACTGGGATTTGTACAGGGTTACTGGGAATTTCCCCACGCCAGAGACCGAGATCGCTCCCTTCTCTGACAGCTTAACCCTGAGCTTGGACTGCGCCGCAGCTAACAACTTGGCGTTCTCAGCCTTCAGCCTGGCCATCTCTGCACGCATTGCCTCGACTCCACTCGCGACATCAGGCAGTATCCTGGCTTGGTCGTTCATCGTCAACTCCATCGATGTCAAATAGCCCATCGGCTCTAGGCGCATTGCCCGCCGACCACTGCACCCTAGCGCAGCATTGCGGCCGAATTGTGGCGCTTTGATCACGATTTCGCGATCCAGACCCCCGGGGGCCAAAAGTCGACTTTGCCGGGCGGGCCACACCCCCTGCGCAAATTACGCATAAATTTGAAAGACCCATATCTTGCTTTCTTCGAAGCGGGGCAAGGAATGGAAGAAGCATGCTTCGTAGCGATGGAAAAAGTTCTTGACAAAAGTGGAAAAGTATGAGAGGCTCGGGATAATGAGGAAGTCTATGTCTTGGCCGAAGGCAAAGGAAGTGGATGGATGGCGCGGCGTGGAGCGGAGCTTTCGCCAGCATCGCGATCGAAGAGTCGTGATAACACTACCGAGAGTGTCATGCTTGGAAGAGGAAGACCCAGCGTTAAACGAAGCATCGGCGAACCGAGAGAGCTTACCGCTAGCGACGTAGCGAATCTCGAGCGGGCCAAGCTTCCGGCGTTCAAAGTCTTTCGGGACAGTTATCATGCTGTCGCCCGACTAGTCGCGGCTGGGCTTCGCGATGTCGAAGTCGCGTCGCGAAGTGGCTATGGCGTAGGCCGGATACATCAGCTGAAAGCCGATCCGACCTTTCAAGCGGTTGTGACGGCCTATCGCAATAGCGAGGATGAATCCTTCTGCGCTGCTCGCGACGAACATTACCAAGCGATGATGGAAACTGGAACCGTTGCTGTGCGAAAGCAATTGGACCAGCTTCGCGATGCAGAAGAATCCGGAGACTTCGTCCCTTACAAAGACCTCAATGCAATCATAGGCAACATGGCCGATCGTACAGGCTATGGCAAAGTCGTGACGAAGAAAATCACACTGGACCTTGCCGAGCGCCTTGGACAGGCGTTGCAGGCGTCGGCAAAGGTTATCAACGGACGGCCTATCAAGTTGATTGAAAATGAGGATCCTTCCAATGGCTGATCTTTCCATACCCAAGCCCGGCCAAAAACCTCACCCCATGCAAAAGCATCTAGATGCGATTAAGGAAAATCACGATAGGCTCAACGACTTCTTCAAAGGTCAGATGGAGCAACAATTCAAGGCCGATGCGGATCAAGACCGCCAGGCCAAGGCCGGCAGCGGCGCTTCCCCTCTTGGAGGTCAAGCCAAGTGAGTGACGACTCTGACGCCCCACTCTTAGCCTGGCTCGCCAGTGTCAGCAATGACCCCTTGGCGTTCGTCGCTGGGGCATTCCCTTGGGGCGTCGCTGGATCGCGATTGGAAAAAGAAGATGGACCCGAAGACTGGCAACGAGCGTTGCTTGAACGAATCCGTCTCGGCTTGCTTACAGTCGATGAAGCGATTCAAGAAGCTACAGCTTCCGGACACGGCGTAGGCAAATCGTGCCTTGTATCTTGGCTCATTCTATGGGGAATGTCAACCTTCCCAAACACCCGTGGTGTCGTTACCGCTAACACCGAAACTCAGTTAAAAACCAAGACTTGGGTGGAGCTTGGTAAATGGTTCCACATGTTTATTGGAAAGGAACTCTTTGAGCTCACAGCCACCAGCCTCTTTGCTCGCTCTGCCGCCGAGGACTGGCGATTCGATATGGTTCCTTGGTCGGAACGCAACACAGAAGCCTTCGCAGGCCTCCATAACAAAGGGAGACGAATCCTTGTCATTTTTGACGAAGCGTCAGCGATTCCTGATATCATCTGGGAAACCACCGAAGGAGCCCTTACGGACGAAGGCACCCAGATCATCTGGGCAGTCTTTGGCAATCCCACACGCAATTCCGGAAGATTCCGCGATTGCTTCCCCGGCCACCGGCACGCCAAGACCTGGCATTCGACCCAAGTCGATTCGCGGGAAGTAACACTTACCAACAAAAAACAAATCGCGAAATGGATTTCCGCCTATGGCGAAGACTCCGACTTCGTTCGCATTCGCGTCAAGGGATCCTTCCCCCGCGTCGGCGAGATGGAATTCATCTCCGGCGAAGTCGCTCGCAACGCGTCGCAATTGGAGGATTTCTATGGCGACGACTTTGCGCCGCTGGTTCTCGGGGTGGATGTGGCTCGTTATGGAAGCAACGAAAGCGTTATATTCATCCGTAAGGGCCGCGACGCTAGGTCAATTCTGCCGCGTATTTTCACAGGGCTTTCCACTACACAACTTGCCGCACAGGTCTCGGCGACTGTATTGGAACTTAATGCAGACGCTGTCTTCGTTGATGGCGGTGGCGTTGGTGGTGGTGTGGTGGATAATCTTCGCGATATGCATATTAATTGTTTTGACATTCAGTTTGGTGCTAAGCCTGACGGCGTGGGTTTTGCCCAAGGCGTCGAAGGGGAACAGTACGCCAACAAGCGAGCCGAAATCTGGGGCCTAATGCGAGGCTGGCTCACGGACGGCGGGGCAATTCCAGCGGACGAGGAGTTGATCCAGCAGTTGATTGGGCCCACGTACACGCTAAACTTGAAAGGTGCGATCCAGCTGGAGCGCAAGGAAGACATGATGAAGCGGGGAGTTGCTTCACCGGACCGAGCGGATGCTCTTGCTCTAACCTTCGCCTATCCCGTTGCGCGGACCGCTCACGCCGGTGGGCAGTTTCCAGCAAAGCCACAAGTGGAAAGTGAATACGATCCCTTTGCAGACAAGCGGATGGCGGCGTGAAAAAACAAAGCTGGTGGTCTTGGTTACTATGTCTCTGCCATATTCATGACTGGCGTGAGATGGATGGTACATGTTGTGAATGTGGCTACGTAGATCCATTTTGGAGTGAATGATGACCTACCGCATCGTTCCCTTCACCGACGACCAAGGCCTGGAAATCCTGGCCTATCGCATTGATCTAGGCAATGGCCTGATCCTCCTTGTCCCGAAATCCCTTGTCGACTCTGGTCAAACTACAGTCGAGGCCGAAATTGAATCCCTACGAAAGTCCATTCCATGAATATCTACTGGGTCTTCTTCCTCGTTATCATCGTGATGATGTTCATCGGTGGCGAAACCTATGCCCTCGCCTACGGTCGCCAGACCCTATCCCGTTTCACCTGGAACCTTTCCAAAACCTGGCCACCTCTCCCTTGGGTCGTCGGTATCCTTACCGGCTTCATCGCCTCCCACTTCTGGTGGGGCGGTTCCTTGATCTGCTACTAGGATATCTCCGATATGATGAAAGCTCCCAAGCCTCCGGATGCCCCTCCTCCGCCTCCGCCACCGCAGTCCCCGACTGCCTTCAGCGGCAAGAAAAAACCCGGCATGGGGCAAACCCCAATCCCTACTTTTCTCGGCACCGGTGCCGTGCCTAGCCAGGGGCAAACTGGCGGCAATACCCTTCTGGGGCAATAGCCATGGACCCAAAACTCTCAGGCTCTCTTGAGCGCATTGCTACAATCTACTTCACCTATCTTATCATGAAATATGGTCCACGAATCCCGGGCTTTGACCAAAGCATTGTCCCGGACATTCTTGTCGTTGGCGGTTCCGCCATCTCTGCCATTTGGGGCTGGTATAAAAATCGCCAGTCTGCCCTTATCACCATGGCCGCGACAGTTCCTGCTGTGCGCAAGATTGAGCTTTCCCCAACTTCCCCAGATTCCCCAGCCTTGAACGACGCAACACCGGACAAGGTAACGATTGGTCCAACCAAAGGAGACTCTCCATGAAAACCCTTCTAGCCTTTCTCGCTCTCACTACTCCGTCTTTCGCCGCTGATATGCCCATCAAGGCGCCCGTGGTCTCTACTGCGATATCGCCTTGGTCTGGCATTTACTTCGGTGCTAACGGTGCAGGCGCTAAGCTCTCTTCCAGCTTCGATTCGGTTCTTGCTCAAGAACTCCTTATTCCCGGCACTGGCAATGTCCATCCTTCTGGTGCCATGGCTGGTATCACCTTTGGCCTTGGTGGCTATTCTGGCAATGTCTACCTTGGCCTTGAAGCCGATGCTGACTACGACTTCTCAAAGTCCAACAACGTCTGTCCAATGGCGGCAGTTGTAGCAGACATCGTCATTGTTGCTGCACCTACCTGTCGAGTCAAATCCGGCTTTCTCTTTACCGAACGCGTCGTCCTCGGCGTAACTATGGGTGGGATCACCAATGCTGCCGTCGCTCGTGGGGCTACTGCTCCCACCAATTGGCCCGTGCCAGTTTCTGGGCCTACTTCTATCTATGCTGCCCAAATCCTCCCATTTCTAACTGCCGGTGCTGCTGAACGCCGACTCGAAGCCTGCATCGACCCTATTGGATGCAATAAGCAATGGCTTGTGGGTTGGACCGTAGGCGGTGGACTCAAGTTCCCTGTGACGACTCAAATGTCTATCGGAGTGACCTATCTCTACATCGACTGGAACAAACACTTCAATCCCGCCGGGCCTGAAGTCTTCTCCAATAACTTCAAGGCCGGGTCAGAACAATTGATCAAGCTCAACCTGGACTATCATCTCTGATGCCCCGCGTTCCTGACCAAACCGGCAACATCGGCAGAGGCGAGGGTCAGTCCCCTTTGACCTCTGTCGACCCAGCCAATCTTCTCATGGCCGCCGCTACTATGCAAAGTCAAGGCCAGTTTACTATGCCTTCGGGAAACGATAAGTTCCCTTCTGTCAATCCCAAGCATCGCGTTAAGAAACTGAAAGTCGTCAAATGATTAATCGGCTTTTTTGCAAACTAGGCTGGTGTTTACAATGCATCCCTCGTGACGACGCCACAGGTTGTTGGGGTGAATGTATACACTGTCATAGACGTTACGGTTTCGTTGATCGTGCGACTCTTCGAGCTTATTGTGATCGCCTATGAACGCTCGTGCACAAGGCGGAATGACTGCAACTGCCGTTGATCCCATCGGGATCAAGCTGCGCAAGCAATTCGACGGTCGCCTTGCAGGACTGAAAGTCAATCGCTACAGCTGGTGGGTCCACTGGAGGGAGCTAGCCGACTATGTTCTACCACGCCGCTACAAATGGCTTATCACTCCGAATCAGGCTGCCCGTGGTTCGCCGATCAATCAACACATTATCGACTCGACAGGTACCCTGGCTGCGCGAAACTGTGCTGCGGGAATGCTTACAGGAACTACAAACCCGACTAAACAATGGTTTAGACTTAAAATCAACAAGATTGACTCTACCCAGACTGGACCAATTTCTCTTTGGCTGGCTGAATGCGAACGTCTACTTCGCGCCATATTTCAGGCTTCTAACTTCTACCAAGCCATGGCGACGTTCTACTTCGACCTTGTCGTCTTCGGCACGGCCACGATTTTAATCTACGATGATTTCGAAAACGTTATCAACTGTTACAACCCCTGCGCTGGGGAATACTTCCTCGACAACTCCGGCAACTTCCGCGCCGATGTTTTCTATCGCGAATTCGTTCTCACCGTTCAACAAACCGTCGATCGATTCGGCGTTGAAAACTGTTCCCCCAGCATCGCTCGCCTTTACAAAGAAGGCAACGCAATGCTCACCCGCGAGGTCCTTATCGGTCATGGCATTGAACCAAACGACAAACGCGATCTCGGCTACCCCGAACATTTCAAATACCGAGAACTCTATTGGGAACTCGGCTCTTCCTCGGACCTCTACCTTCAAAAGAAAGGCTACTTCGAGAATCCTCTTGTCCCTGGCCGCTGGGACCTTGTTGGTAATGATGCGTATGGTCGATCTCCTGCTATGGATGCCCTTGGGGACATCAAACAGCTACAGCAGGAGACTAAGCGCAAAGCGCAAGCTATCGACAAGACTGTTAATCCGCCTATGGTGGCAGATATTCAGCTTAAGAATCAGCCTGCTTCGTTATTGCCAGGCGGTGTCACCTACGTCACCGGATTCTCCACCTCCGGCAAGCCTGGATTTGCCTCCGTCTATGAAATGAAATTCCCTGTCGGAGAGATCTCTGAAGACCTTAATGAAATTCGTGAGCGGATTCGCGAGATATTCTTTTCCAAAATCTTCCAAGCTATTTCCCAATTCGAAACGCGAAGCAACGTCTCCGCCACCGAAATCGACGCTCGTCGCGCCGAAGCTATGCTAATGGCCGGTCCTGTCGTCGAACGGATCATGAATGAAACCCTACCCCAGGCAATCGATCGCAGCTTTGCCATAGGCTCGCGCAAAGGCATCTTTCCTCCGCCTCCACCTGAACTCGGCGCTGGGGGTCAAACCATCCAAATCGAATTCATCTCCATGCTTGCCCAAGCCCAAGAAGCCGCCTCTGCCTCTGGCATCGAGCGTGTATTTGGCGTAGCAGGCAATGTCGCTGGCATTGACCCAGCGATTATGGACGTGATTGATTTCGACTATGGCGTGATGAAATACTCCTCGTTGCTCAACAACGACCCTAGACTCATTCGCTCTCCTGACGCGATTGCTGCGATTCGCCAGCAACGTGAGCAACAGCAACAGCAACAAGCCATGGCCCAGCAAGCTGACACCGCACAGAAACTCGCCGGTGGCGCTGAAACCCTTTCCAACATCAACGTCGGTGGAGGCAAGAACGCCTTACAAAACCTAACCGGAGCTTCCTAATGCTCGAGCTTATGACAGCGTATTGGCTTCTAACCCACGACCATACTGTACTCAACCACGAATGGTATGAATTCCAGCGCAATCAACGTGGCTCGCCTTGTTGCTCCAACAACGACTGGACCGAACCCTCGGATTGGCGTAGAACTCCTGAAGGCTTCCAAGTCCTCTGGCGCGATGTTTGGATGGACGTTCCCGACTACGCCGTACTCTCTGGCCGTTCCCCTACCGGCGCTTCGGTCCTCTGGTTCAACGTACACTCTGGCAAGATCATAATCTATTGCTTCATTCCGGGAGCCGAAGGATGAACTATCACCCTATGACCTGGTTAACCTGGTTCGCGTGGGGATTCTTTATGTCCTGTGGGTGGTTTTTAGGCAACCTTGCTTGCCACGGGTTGGTAGGCCTATATACTCGATGGAGGCATCCGAATATTCAGGCCCAGGCTAAATCCGTTAATCCGACTGTAATGAATCGGAGATTCTGATGTTCGACTCCACCAACCGCCGAGCGATTCGCGAACGCGAAAAGAAGCGCAAGCAACTTGACACCGCCAACGAACACATCTTCATTGCCCTTATGGGCGAATACAACGGCCGCGAATGGATGCATACTCGGTTCCTTCGCAACCATATCTTCTCCACGCCTTTCACAACCGACCCAATCCAAACCGCATTCAACTGCGGTATTCAAAACGATGCTTTGCAGGAATTCCTCCTGGTCGTCCGGCTGTGCCCTGACGAATATCTTCAGATGATGAGAGAAGCCAATGAGCGAGACCTCGCCGAATCCAACCGAGCCGACACCAGCGTTGACGCCGAACGCGAACGCGGAAACGCCGCTGAAGCCGAGCGAATCGGTCTCGTTGCTCAACGAGGAAGAGCCGAAGACGCCGACGGAGACGAAGCCGACTGAGGGCGAGAAGCCTAAGGAAGGTGAAAAGCCTGCTGGCGCTCCAGAGAAGTATGAAGACTTCAAGCTCCCCGAAGGGGTAGAGCTAGCGCCAGAAGCTATCGCCGAGGTCGGGACCCTTTTCAAAGAAATGGGCTTGTCCCAAGCCAACGCTCAACGCCTTGTCGACTTTCATACCAAGACTTTGCAGTCCACTGCGGAAGCTGTAACCAAAGCTCCTATGGACGCTTGGATGGCCCAAAAGGCCACTTGGAAAACCGAAATCAAGGCCGACCCCGAGATCGGTGGGAAGCTTGGTGAAGTCAAGGCCCGCATCGGCGCTATGTACGATGCCCTTGGCGATGCTAAACTCGTCAGCGAATTTAAATCCGCAATGGACCTGACAGGGGCGGGTGACAACCCAGCCTTTATCAAACTCTTTAACAAACTTGCGGAGCGCCTTGGCGAGGGATCACCCATTATTGGCAACACGCCTAAGCCAAAGCCTGGCTCAGCTGCGCAAGCCATGTATCCCAATCTTCCTTCACAAGGATAATCCCCAATGGCAACCCTGGGCGCAGTAGCCCTTACCTACGCCGACTGGGCCAAGCGGATGGACGATAATTACAAAATCGCCCATATCATCGAGCTTCTTTCCCAGACCAACGAAATCCTCGAAGACATGATGGTGGTTGAAGGCAACCTCCCTACCGGTCACAAAACCACCGTCCGGACTGGCTTGCCCCAAGCCACCTGGCGATTCCTCAACGCCGGTGTCCCGAACGCCAAGTCCACCACTGCACAGATCGTGGACACCTGTGGCAACCTAGAAACCTACGCAGTAATCGACAAAGACATCGCGGATCTCAACGGAAACACGGCCGAATTCCGTTTCTCCGAAGTCAAGGCCTTCCTCGAAGGGATGTCGCAGCAGGTCGCGGCAACGCTTATCTATGGAAACCAAAGTGTCAACCCCGAGCGGTTCACTGGCTTTGCTCCTCGCTATTCAACGGTTACCGCGGCCAATGCGGCGACTGCTGCAAATGTGTTGGATGCAGGAGGTACTGGATCTACTAATACGTCCCTTTGGATCACTGTCTGGGGTTCCGACACTACCCATGCTACCTTCCCCAAAGGCAAAATCACGGGTCTCCAACACCGCGATATGGGCGAGTGGCCAGTTCAAGATGCCTCCGGCAACACCTACCAGGCCTACCGTGATCACTTCAAGTGGGAAATCGGCCTTGTCCTCCGCGACTGGCGCTATACCGTTCGGGTCTGCAACATCGACGTGACCCAGCTTACCGGCGTCAACGCAGCGAACCTGATCAACTTCATCGTCCGCGGACTCTACCGCCTCCCGACCGCGCCTGCTTCTGCAACCGCAATCCAGTCCTCGGACACTCCACAAGTCCGAGCCAACATGGGCCGGACCACGATCTACTGCAACCGCATCGTCCGCACCTACCTCGACCTCCAGGCGATGAACAAAACCAACGTCCTCCTTCGCTTGGAACAATTCGATGGCAAGGTCGTGACTACCTTCCGTGGCGTCCCGGTCCGTACCTGCGACGCGATCCTTAACAACGAAGCACGGGTGACCTGACATGATTCTCGACTTCTTTCTCCAGTTCACTGGAACGGTCGCTGGTGGCGCGGACTCACCTACCACTGGCACCCAGTCCTCGACTAATATCCTCGATCTCCACATGGCTGGCATTCCTGTTCTTGCCAACCTCCAGGGCGCACGCGATATGGGCATCGGCGACGACCCTGCCCTGAAAATGGTCGCGTGGGTCACTACCACCTTCACCGGTGGAACCTCCTTACAAATCATCCTGCAAGGCGCGACTGACAACGGCTCCGGTGCGCCTAATGCCTTCAGTAACTGGTGGGCATCCCCCGCCTATGCCGAAGCAACCCTTGTCGCAGGCGCTCGTCTCTATGACATGGACATGCCTCGGCCACCTGCGGGCATTGCCATTCCGCGATTCCTTCAGCTTTCCTACGTTACCGTCGGCACTCATGGTGCTGGCCAGCTGAAGTCTTGGATCGTCCTTGACCGCTTCGACCAGCCATATCAGTCCACTGGCAACGCAGTCCCCGGCGGATACCCTGCCGGCGTCGTGGTGGCGAACTGATGAAGAACTTTCTCCGAACTCTGGCATGGGGGGCAGCGCTTGCTGTCCTCTTTGCCTCCCCAGCAATCTATACTTGGGCCCAACCAGTTGTTCAAAACAACGTCACTGGCAACGAATGCTGGAACGCTGGTCAAGGCCCGGGCGGCCCATCTACTGGCTTCATGTGTCTCTACCTCTCCCGCAATGGCGGAGGTATGATCACGCAGTCCGGCTCTGGCGCCGCTACACGGACTATGACGCAGCAGGAGTCCACAGTCGCTTGGAAAGGCACAGCCCCTACAACCTGGAACGTGACGTTTCCGAATCCCGCCTTCCATGGCCAAATTGTATCGTTAACAACTGACACAACGTTAACGACTATGGTCACTACCACAGCTGCATCCACACCCCAGGCCCAGACCATCAACGCAGGCCTATCCGGCTCAACTCTTACTGTCAGCACTTCCAAAGAATGGCAGTTCAACTTCCCTGATCTCACCTGGTATGCCTTGAGGTAAACCCCATGTTCCGAAAACTCACCACTGCTTTCCTGGTCGGCCTATGCTTTGCCATAGGCCTTGCCAGTGCACAAGTTATCACCCGATCGGTCCAACTTTCTCAAGATCCCTCCGGACCCTTTGGCGTCGATGCCTCCAACAACCTCTACCTCCAGGGCAATCGCCACTTCAACGCTTCTGGTGGCAACAACCCTCCGACCCTCGGTACCTGCACCGCCGGAGTCATAACCGCTGGTTCTACCGACTTCTCCGGCCAGGTCACCGGCGCCACTGCCGCTACCTGCGCCGTAGTCTTTGGCCAGGCCTACGCTACCGCTCCGCGATGCCTCGTCACGCCTAACAACGCCACCGCCGCTACCACCTTCGTCACAGCTGCGGCTACTACCGGCTTCACCTTCAACCAGACCGCAACCACCACGACCTTTAACTGGATCTGCGTCTCCGTCTCTTAACCCCATGAGGCCTGCTATGAAAAGGATACTCGCTCTCCTAGTCCCCTTCCTGCTTGTGGCAGGCCTCGCCAATGCGCAGCAGAGCGTATTTGTTCCTGCTACGACTGCGCAAATCTCAGTTACTGGCACTGTCGCTACGGCTACCAAAATCGTCTCGGGCATCGCCGGAAAGTCCATCTATGTCACCCAGGTCAACCTGATTCCAATCGCGACCTCAGTCGTAACCTTTACCACTGGCACTGGCACCAACTGTGGCACCAATACCGCCAGCGTTACCGGCGTGATGACTTTTACCACAGGCAACCAGGCTCTTAACCTTGGCAACGGCTACGGCGCGGTCTTTGTTCTTCCTCAAGGCTTCGACCTCTGTATTACAATCGCTACCGCAGTTGCCCCTGGCAGTCTTGCCTTTTCAATCTTCTAGGAGACCTCCAATGGCTCGCGTACGCCTAACTAAGACCCATTCCATCAATGGCAAACAAGTCAAGGCCGGTTCCTTTGTCTGCGACGGCACCTCCTGCCAAGCTGGCGATTTCATCTGGACCGGCCTAAACGCTGCGGCCTTCTCCAACGCCATGGTCGCTATCGACGCAGGCGCAATCACAATCCAAGCCGCATCGCGGTTCACCGTCAACTCCTCGCCAGGCTTCATTTCTGGCGCGGACTCAATCGAAGGATAACGCCTATGGCTCGCTTTCGCCTTACTGACAAACACTACATCAACATCGAAGGATGCGATTGGGAGGAGAAGCAAGAACTCCAATCCAAGGTCCGTGGCCGAGCCAGGCTCCACAAAAAGACCTTCGTCGTCCCTATGTATCTCGATCCAAAGGATCAATCCGACCATAACTATCCCGGTGAAATCATCATCGCTACCGCAGAAGATCGGCGCTATCCTGACGACTACATCACCGGCCCAGGCTTTATGTGCACCGCCGATATGACTCCCTTGGACGACGAAGCCGAAGAAATGATGGAAGAATGGAAGGCCAATTACAAAGGCGAACACGCAATCGAATCCCTAACTGGCACTATGTCCGACGACATCCTTACCAAGCTCTCTCGCCAACTCGACGCGATGAATCGCTTACAGCCACCAGTTTCGCCTATCACCGCTAGCGAACTCGACGCCTTGAAGTCCGAAAACGCAGAACTCAAGTCCCAAATCAACGCGATTCTCGAACGCCTTGGAATGCCTACGCCTACGGCCAAATCCAACGAAGTCCCTGCGCGGAGAATCTAGTGGACTTAAAAATCTCTCAACTTCCTATCGCATCCTTACCTCTTGCTGGTACGGAAGTAGTACCTATTGTACAAAGCAGCCAAACTAAACAAATTCAAGTTGCGAATCTTCTATCCGATCCTGATCTAATCGCCATTGCTGCTTTGGCTACTACTGGAATCCTTGTACGAACTGCTAGTAACACCTGGGCACTTGAGTCAATCCAAGGCACTGCAAATCAGATCGATATTGTTAATGGTGACGGCGTTGCAGGTAATCCAGTAGTTTCTCTTAATGCCACAGTTCTAGCCCAGTTGGCTGGAACAATTGCCGTCGCTAATGCTGCCTATATCTACGCCAGTGGATTCAACCACGCTAACGCCGGAGGGCTAGTCTAATGACTGTTACTGCAACGCCGGTGTTTCCGCAGGCACCAAAGAGCTACAAAATACAAATTCTTCCTGCCGATGCCTCGGGGCTAAAAACCATTGCTACTGGCGGGACCAATGGAACTAAAATCAACGCTATAGTTGTGACCTCTTCTGACACCGTTGCACGTAACGTCACCTGGGGTATCACTACTGGCGGTGTATTCTTTCCTCTTGGCACAATCTCTATCCCTATCACCGCTGGACAAGTCGATCTAACCAATGTTGCAGTTAATCTCCTTGATATCTCCAAAACACCAGGCCTACCCATTGACGCTGATAGCAATCCCTACATCTTTCTCTCCAGTGCTAGCGACACTTTACAAATCAAATCCCTGACTACCGTCACAGCCGCTAAAGAAATCGACATAACAGCCTTCGGGGCAGATTTCTAATGTTTATCAATCCAGGATCGCGAATTCGTCTAAATCCCAACCCCGGTCGGTTCCAGATTGATCCCTGGAGCGTGATGGGGCAAACTACTATTAACCACGGCGTAAGCATTGATAATCCCACGCCCAATGCCCAAGGCATGGTTGGAGAAATCGCTACACTTCCCTACACTGTCCCTGTTGGCAAAGTTCTTCTTATTAACTCTATGTACATGGAAGGCAACTGGACTTCTGCTGGCCCAAGCAACTCTGGAACCGATGTGCATAATTCTGGCGTTCAGGCCGTGTGGCTTGGAGCGTCGGTTGTAACAAACTCTCAGTTCATTGTATCCAATGCCGCTGTAAACGCCTCCAACCAACTCGATGGAATCCGTTGTTATATCCCGGCAGGTAAAATCGTCAATGTTCGAATCACAAGTTCCTTGTTAACTGTCGATGGCTGGGTCACCGGTTGGGGAGTCTTTGGCTATCTTCTATCGCCTAACGCAGTTCCGCTCTTTGGAATCTAAATGAATGTCCGGTTTTCTTCTTACTGTCGAAGGCTCAAGGCTCTTACAAGAAGACGGCTCAAGTATCCTATTGGATCTAAACGAGAGTGCTCTAATGGACGATCTTGATCAAGGCGGAAATGTACTTCAACGGACCAAAATCTATCTAGGCCCTAGCCTAGGCTGGGTTGAAGGATATATTAACCCTGCGCGATTTATTACCGCAGGAGGGCCTACGGATTTAGTCAATGGGGATTGTGTTATATTCGTCAATATCGCAGCTACAGTTACTCTAAACCTTCCTGACATTAATCAAGTTTTGAAACAATTTCCTCAACGATCTCAAATCGGAACCTTTGGCGAATATTATTTTATCAAAGACTTTGGGGGCAATGCAGCTGCGTTCAATATCACTATTCATCCCTTTGCCGGGCAAAAAATCGACGGACTTGCAACAGACTTTATTATAGGTCAAAATCGCCAACTTCTTCGACTCTATCCTCTGGCAGATGCAACAGGATGGGCTTCGCTATGAAAAAACTCCTCGCACTTCTTGCCCTTCTTGCGTCCTTCCCTGCTCTTGGCCAAGATATAACCAACCACTCCGTTGCTGTAGGCGGAGGTCCAGGCTTTAGCGGCTTCCGCTCCGTAGGACCTTGTGCTAGCGGCCAAACTACTGTCTGGGGAAGTTCATCCGCTGATCCTACCTGCGGCTCGCCTACTGGCGTTGGTATCGCGCTAAAATCCTTTGGCGCAGTTGCAGATGCTTTACAAGTCGTCAAGACCGCTAGCATTGCCTCAGGTACAGGAGCCCTAACTGTAACCACTGCTACTTTCGCCTCAACCGATTGCCAAGGCGGAACCGGCTGTACCGGTACTGGCGGCAACAAAGCTATTCAAATCTATGGCGCTGGTGCTGCCGGAGCCCCTTATGTAGGGACTATCACAGCCTTCTCTTCCTCCACCGCTATAACCGTTTCTCCTAACGCAGGTACAACTCTATCTTCCGTTTCTACCACCATCACTTATGGCACTGATAACGCGACTACAATGCAGAGTTGGATGAATTCCTGCTCCGTAGCCGATCGCGTTTGTTTTATCGACGGAGGCAACTACGCCTTTGCGTCAACGATAACTATGACTAGCGCAACTGGAGACTTTCATGTCGAAGGTGAAGGTCGCCAGCAAAGTGTGCTCTACCCGTTGCATATGGGTAATGCTTTTACTGTTACAACTAACCTCCCATTCAAATTACATCACTTTGGAGTCTTCGCTTCGCAAGCCGCAGGCACTACTGGCACGCTCTTTAGCATGGATGGCAATGCCGGCCAAAACTATGGAAGCGTTATTGATGATGTTTATTTTAGTGGAGGTAATACTACCCTAACTTGTGGTACATGTTCGCTATTAACAATCGCTAACAGTAATCTAATCAATTCGATTAATAATGGAATTGTTCTCGGTAACTCCTTCTCCCCACTTTCTGGCATTTATAACATCTCCAATACTAACTTCGGTCTAACTCAAACCGCTTCGGTTCGACAGGTTTGTATTACGATCCAAAGCGGGGGAAATGTTCAGCTTGTTAACAATAACATCCATTTTTGTAACACAGGATTAAACATTCAACCAAATCAATCTGGTGTCTTTGGAAATATCTATATTACTAACAATGTTTTTGAGCAAAATGACAATAATGGAATCACCTTTAACAAAGGTAGTGCTAGTGTAATTCAAACCATCGGCATCTCTAATAACGAATTTGGTGGCGGAACTCCCAATGGAATTATCATTGGTCAAGATGCCAACACGGCCTATATTGAAGATTTAACAATCACTGGCAACGTATTTTATCCTAACGGAAGCGTTGGCCTAACTATCTCCAACGCAGCCAATCTTGGCGGTGTGAGTGTTACTGGTAACGTCTTCGCTACGGGTGGAGGTACAACTACTGGTATTAATATCACCGGCAATGCTGTCATTGGCACTGCATCTAATAACTCCTTTCGTGGAATCACTACTCCAGTTTCCAACGCTTCTGCGACTTTCGTACTAGAACCCACAAGCGTCCCTGCGCCGCTGTCCCTGAGCAATACTACCGGCGCAGTCACTTGGTCTGGTATGACTTCCAATGGAATCCTTGTAGCCTCTTCTACCACTGCCGTTGTTACTAATCGCTGTACAATGGATAGCGGGCAGAACTTCGCCTGTGCCTCCGCCTCTTCCTTCAATCCATTTTTCACCCTTACCAATTCCACCGCCGACACTGGCGCGGCCCAATATGTTTTTCAAAAAAATCGTACTGGGGGCAACACAAACTCCGGTGATCTTCTCGGCGCATTCTTTTTCAAAGGCTTTGCTAACGCTGCACAGCAAAACTCTGCGCAGTTCTCGGCATCTCAAACTGCCGCTTCGAGCGGCAGTAATATCCCGACCAAGATTGAGCTCGCAACTAGCAACACTGCCGGTCAAGCTAACCAAATTATGCGGCTTGACCAAGCCGGCCATGTTAACTTTACAACCAGTGCTGTGCCTACTGCGAGTGCCTGTGCTGGCTTTGCTCTTACCTCCGGTTCCAGTGATGTCGCAGGTAGAGTCACCTACACCAGCGCTACGACTTGTAATATCAGCTTCGGGACTGCTTATACCACTGCACCTTTCTGCCAAGTAACTCCTGGCAGTGCTGCCTCGACTACCTTCATAACCACCAGTACGACAGTGCTGTCGATAACCTTCGGCACTGCTCAAACTGCATTCTTCTACCAATGCTTTGGAGCATAAACCATGCCTTCAAAATCCGCAAAGCACGCCCGCACAATGGCCGCCGCAGCCCATGATCCGAAGTTCGCGAAGAAAATCGGTATCCCACCGAAGGTTGCGAAAGAATTCAACAAAGCCGATACCGGCACTGGTATTCGTAAAAAGAAATCTAAGTGACTGTCACTGAAGAGGCCGCTGCTAAATTATGGTGTCCACTACAGCGTTCAGAAAGTACCCAGGATACCGGTAATAGACCTTCGCAGGAGCCAAATAAAAGCTTCTGCCTTGGTTCCAAGTGTATGTTATGGCAATGGAAAAAGAATTCCACGACTCTAGGCCACTGTGGAATATCTAATGAAGAGGTACAATAGATGACCAAAGTCGAACTCGCAGACTACCTCGCCAATCTTTCCACCCTAATCGACTTCCATGAAGACTTCGGCGGGCCACGAAACAAATGGGTTCTCGCCGAATACAATGTCCGCAATGAGGAATTCATCCAAATGCTAAAGGACGAACACGATGAAACAAGGAAGAGCTAGCGTTAGCAACCAAACCGGCGCCAAGGTCGAACCCAAGCCTCGCATCGTCAGCCCTTGCGCCGCTGACCAACTTGGCAACCACCTTGGCAATCCCCAAGCCGTCGAGAAGCTCTATGGTGGCATGGGCTACAAGCAAGTAGGCTCCGCGACCCTTGGCAAAGGCAACCAAGGTCCTGGTGCACATCGCACTGTTCACAAATCCGGCTCACAGAAGAGGAACTAAAATGGATTGGGAAACTATCAAGCACCTGCTCGAAATTGCTGAACTCTCGCGCGGCCATCCGCAGTTGAAAGCTATCCATGACGCAGCTTTGCTGGAACTTGCCCAACATGCAGCGCCAGCTGAAGGTACCGAAATCGATGATGAGGAACCTACTGATGAGTAAAGATGGTGGCGAAGTCCCTACCAGGACTGACTTCCATTACGCCACGCCTCGGGGCCCAAAGAATATGGGCTCTGGGGTAGGCTCAATGGCGGATGTCTACAAAGTCGGTAGCCAAGGCCCAGTGCCTTGCGATAACTCCGAATCCGGTTCCCCTGGCGCTCTTAACACCAGCGTCTTCGGCGATGGTTTTGACCAAGACGATGTGGGAGGAAAAGACAGTGAAGGGTAAAGCCTCCGGCGGAGGAGTAAAATCCGCTCGTGATGTTCACAACTACTGTCCTCCTCAGGGGCCTACCACTATCGACAATCCCAAGGCCCCTGGGCTTCATGGAACCGTATATCGCCGTGGAGGGCAAGGCCAAGTAGGCTTTAAAGGCCGCGAAGGTGGCTCTGCCGGTCTCCATGGAATGAATCATGGCAAAGGTGTAAACCGTCGTGGTTGATCTTGTCTCTATCACTAATCGCGCACTCCAAGCCGTTGGAACTCGCACCAACGTGACCCAGGCGGAGTTAACCAACAACTCCTCCAACGAGGCCATTCAAACGAATCTTGTTATCACAAAGATTCGCGATGAAATGCTTCGCAAAGCTCCTTGGAACTGCGCTAAAAACTTCGTCAACCTAACCTTTATCACCTCTGCTCCGGGCACACCAGAGAATCCCACTGCCAGTGGTTTAACCTGGCAGAAAGGGATTCCTGCCCCGCCTTGGGCCTACGAATATCAATTCCCTACCGATTGCATCCGCCCTTGCTGGGTCGTCCCGCAATTCGCTACTGGTTTTGGTGGAGGTGTCCCTATTACAACTGCGGTCACTGGCGGTGTTCCTTCCTTCTGGAACGGCCCTCCGGTTAAGTTTATAGTCGAAGTCGATCAATTCTTCTCTGCAACCGCTGTTGCAGTCGCAGTCGGAGGCACAGGCCATGCAGCTGGAGATGTTCTCACGTTGGCCGCTCCAGCCTCGGGACTTGGCGCACCTGCACAAATACTGGTCAATACCGTCGCAGCTGGTGTCATCACAGCAGCGTCGCTTGTCACAAGTATCTTTGACGAAGTCACAGCAGGAAGTTACTTCTCTATTCCTTCCAATCCCATTGCACAGGCCAGTTCAACTGGAATTGGAATTGGGGCCACCTTTAATCTAACCTTCGCCTCGCCTCCGGCTCAAGTTGACCAACGGGTTATTTTAACCAACCAACAATCGCCAATTCTTGCCTATGTAAAACGAGTCACTAACCCCAACGTAATGGACGAAGACTTTATCGAAGCTTGGGTTCAAGCCTTAGGCGCTACGCTTTGCCCAAACATTAATGGCGACAAGGGTTTAATGCAGCTTGCGATTAACAAAGCCAATGCCAAAATTATGGAGGCTCGCAAGAACGATGGTAACGAAGGTCTTACTGTCAACGACGTTACACCAGATTGGCTTAGGGCTCGCGGTATCGCCTATCCTACTTGGGAATACTCGCCGAACGTCCAATTCGATTGGGGTCCCCTATTTACTCCTTATGGTTGATCTCCTATGGCCCAGCCAGTAATGCAGCATAGCTTCCACGCCGGGGAATGGGCCCCAGCGTTGAATGCTCGTGTCGATCTTGCTAAATATAAATCCGGTGCAGCGCTGCTTCAAAATTACTTCGTCGACTATCGTGGTGGTGCGTCCACACGAATGGGGACGAAATATGTCCTCCAGGCTTTTAAATCCGCGACCGCTATCCGCGTTATTCCTTTCTCCGCATCCTTTACCGTAAACTACGTTCTTGAATTCGGCGATGGATATATTCGCTTTCATTTCAACGGAGCGCCAATTCTAGAAACCTCTAAGCCTATCCTTGGCATCACCCAAGCCTCCCCTGGCGTTCTCAACGTCACCGCCCACGGATATTCCACTGGCGAATGGATTTTCATAACTGGCATCGTTGGGATGACCCAGTTGAATGGTCGCTACGCCAGAGTAGTTGTCGTTGATGCTGATCATTTCTCGTTACAACGAGTTTTAGACAGCAGTGCAATTAACACCGGAGCCTACTCTGCTTATACTTCTGGAGGCACCGTAGCCCGTGTCTACACTCTCCCTTCTCCTTTTGCCGCTGCCGATCTTGCCTTGGTAAAATACGCCCAGAACGTCAACACGATGGTACTTTGCCATCCGAATTATCAACCACAAATTCTTGTTTTAAATTCTGCCGATAATTGGACCATTACCACTATATCCTTCGGGGCTACTGTTTCCACACCTACGGGCCAAGCCGTTGCTACAACTTTAGCCGCTGGTACAGTCAACTATTCCTACAAAGTCACCGCTGTTGATTTCAACGGACAAGAAAGCGCTCCGTCTGGGGCAGCTATTATAGGCCCTATCACTGATATCACAACCGTTCCTGGTACTAACACTGTCTCCTGGACCGCGGTCTCCGGAGCCCAGTACTACAACGTCTACAAAGCCACCCGTGCCTATGGTGCCGCTGTAGCCGTCGGCGCCATGCATGGATTTATCGGTTTCACCTTCGGAACCTCTTTCCAAGATACCAACATCGTCGCAGACTTCTCCTTAACTCCACCAATTGCCCAGAATCCATTCCTCGGCGGCCCGGTTACTGGTTACACTGTCACTGCTTCAGGCACCTATACCACCGATCCAACTGTTACCGTAGCTGCCCCGCCTTCTGGCCAAACCGCCACTGCGCAAGCTGTTCTACAAGTTCAAGGGACTCCTACTGTAAGTGCTCCCGGCGGAGCTTTCAACAATCCCGGCGAAACCTTAATAAGCAACGTAGTTCCAGGCGGCCCGATTCAAGTAATAATTGCAACTGTTGACGGGCTGGGAAAAGTCCTAACCGTGCAACCAATTACATTTCCTGGAAGTGTGCCGGGAAACGTATCTTCAGGGCCTACTCCAGGCAATCCAGTATCGTTCACAAACACACTTCATCACGGCGGTATTACAACGCTGAATCTTACTTGGGGCGTGGGTTACCTTCTTCCAATAACTGCTGGCACAGGCTACCTCGCTGCCCCAGCTGTAACCTTCTCCGCAGGAGCAGCAGCTGCGACTGCTGTCATCGGCGGTAATACTGGTAATCCCTCAGTTCCTGCTTATTTCCAACAACGCCTTGTCCTTGCTGCGCCTCCGCTTTCGCCAGGGCAGATGAATTTCTCTAAACCCGCTTCGTTTTTCAACTATGATATCTCTAATCCAATTCAACCTGACGATGCTATTTCCGAAACCCTTTCTGCGCTTACACTTCAGACGATTAAATCCATGATCCCGATGCCTTCGGGATTGGTAACTTTGACTGATAAACAAGCCTGGCTTGTCAATGGCGGAGGCAATGCGCCTATAACGCCTATCGACGCGACAGCGAATCCACAGGCCTACAACGGCGCAGGGGATCTCCCACCGATTGTAGGCAACTTCGATGTTCTCTATATTCAATCCAAAGGCTCCATTGTTCGCGATCTTGCATTCAACTTCTACACCCAGGTCTATACCGGCACCGATATCTCTGTTCTCTCCTCCCATCTCTTCTACGGTTTCACCATCGCTAGCTGGGCCTTCGCCGAAGAACCTTTCAAAATCATCTGGGCCGTGCGTAGCGATGGACGCTGTTTATCCCTAACTTTTCTCAAAGAACAAGACCTTATTGGCTGGGCTCATCATGATACCGCAGGAGGGTTTAAATCTGTCGCGGTAGTGACTGAAACAGTTTCCTTTGGTGCGGTTGATGCGGTTTATTTTGTAGTTTCCAGGTCTATTGGAAATCAAGTGGTGCAATATATTGAGCGCATGGCAGAGCGTATCTTTCCTAATGGTGTTGTGGATGCTTGGTGTGTAGATTCTGGGCTTCAATACAGGGGAGCTCCCGCTACCGTATTTTCTGGTGTAGAACATTTGGCGGGTCGAACTCTAACTGGGCTTGCCGATGGACAAGTAATATCCGTTACGCCCGATGTTGACGGATTTTTTACCTTGGCTACCCCAGCGTCGGTAGTCACTGTAGGTCTTGATTATACTCCAATACTAACCACCCTACCATTAGACCTAGGTGAACCGACTGTTCAAGGCAAGCGCAAGTCCGTTCGGGCTGTTTCTGCCCGTGTGCAGGATACTCTTGGCCTTTCGGCAGGGCGAACTACTACTACCAGTGTGCCTATGAAAGACCTTGTTAGAGGAAATATTGGTACAATGTCTAATACACTTGTCACCGATCTTGTAACGACAGATGCAAGGACAATAGTTGATCCTCAGTATGATGTTTTTGGCCAGTATACGTTTATACAACTGGATCCTTTTCCTGCAACGATCCTTGGAGTCATCCCTGAAATCGTCGTCGGAGATACGCCAAAATGAAAGTAAGCATCGTCGATGTTAGTCAGTATGATTTCTCCGTCTTTCCAAAGACTGGGGGGCTCACGCAGGAACAATGGATAATCGTTGGCGATTGCTTTTGCCGAAGTGAAGAGCGATTCATCGGCACCGTCGACGACATCCTTGCTTGCATGTGGGGATTGATTCCGCCTACGCTTATGTCCGATCGCGCCTACCTTTGGCTTTACCACAACGACCTTGTCGAACAGCATAAATTTGCTTTCATCCGACATAGCCAAGTTCAATTAAAACGCATGCTGAAAGTCTATCCCTTGATTGTCGGCGACTGCATGATCTCCAACACCACCGGCCGACGCTGGCTCGAATGGCTTGGAGCTAAATTCGACTATCCCAACGGCGACCTTGCTCCGTTTGAAATAAAGGCCAAGGCCTATGGCTGACCCGATCACCTTAGCTACTGTCGCCATTGTAGGCTCCGCTATAGGCGGGGCAACTAAGGCTGGAGGAGAGCTTTATACCGGCTTCGCCAATTCAGCGGCATATAAATACCAAGCTGGCGTAGCTGCGGTTAACCAGAAGATCGCTATACAAAACGCAGAATACTCCCGAGCCGTTGGCGAATCCCAAGCCGAGCGTTCCGGAATTAAAACCGCTCAGGGAGTTGGTCAAACCAAGGCTGTCCAAGGCGCTTCCGGCTTCCGCGCTGGTGAAGGCTCCGGAGGCGAAGTTGTTAAATCCGAGCAAATGATAGGCGCTGCGGAGCAAGATACCATCCGCTCCAATGCCGCCCGCGCAGCCTATGGCCATGAAGTCGAGGCTATCAACTTTGGTGCCCAAAGTAAACTCTACTCCATGGCCTCGACAACTTCTAAAGTCTCCGGCGTAATCAACGCTACTTCTTCTCTTCTTGGCGGAGCTTCCTCTACCTCCGATAAGTGGCTCCAATACGGATCAATGTTCTGATGGCCCAAGTACCTTACAAGCCGGTCCCTGATGTCGCCTACGCCGATAATCCGGCTCCATACTTTCATCTCAATGCCATAGGCGATGCCTTTGGGGCCAACGTTGGTCAAGCCCTTTCACATCTTGGATCGCAGATTGAGCATAGCTCTGACCAACTCTTTGGCCGAGCAGTCGCGCTCCAGCAGCTTAAAAATCAAAGCCGGGCCGATGAATTAACCACTCAATATACAATCGAGTCCTCCGACCTCAGGGCCAAATTCCAATCGCTAGAAGGCAAAGCTGCGCCAGATCAACTTATGCAGCATGAAAAGGATCTAGAAGATCTTCGATTGAAAATCGGAGGCCAAGCTGATAACGACTTCACCCGAAAGCTCTACGATAGCCACACGCGAGGCTACCTTGGCCGCGAAATCTATTCCGCAGCAGGCCACGCAGCTACTGAAAACAAGAAATACAATAAGAAAGTCGTTAACGATCGAGAAATCGATGTTCACAACGAAGTCGCGCACCGCCCAGGTGATCCAGAAACGATCCAAGCTGGCGTAAAAACCCTTCGCGATGTCTATCGCGATCGTGGTGCCCTTGAACATTGGGACCTTGATGTTGAACAATCCGAATACGGTAAAGGCCTAAGCAAGCTCCTTTATACTCAAATCACCCAGATGGCCAAGAATAATCCTATGGCCGCTGATAAAATGCTAAAAGAGCACGAAATCAATCTCTATGGCGATGATTTTACCAAGGCCCAAGCGATTGTCGACGACCATATGCGAATTCAAGGTTCGGCAATTCTTGCAGAGCAAATTGTTAAGCCTCCACAGGATGGCAAGTTTGATAAATCTGAACAAGAATACATCGCCGAAGCTGACAAGGCCGCTGATTCCCAACGTCCTGATGATGCCTTGTTTCGCAAGCAAACCCAAGACAATGTCATCTCCCGCTATCGCAAACTATATGGCGCCAAGCAGGAGTTCGAACGAACACAAAGAATGATTGTTGATAAAGCCATTGTCGGCGGCTACGGCACTCGGCCTACGTCGATTCAAGAATTGTTGAAAACCGATCCTGAAGTCGAACATGCTTGGCAGAATATGAACGACTCGCAGAAGAAACCATTCTACTCTGCTGTTCTCAACAACGCCAAGATTCCCGATCTCGAACGTAGAAACTACGAAAACTCTCGCGAAGGTCTTGACCGATACCAAGAACTTCTCGGTATGCGGAATTCAAATCCGAAGGAGTTCATGGAACAAACCCTTGGTAACGAAAGGTTCACCCCTGGCACCCTTCAACGGTTTGCTAAAATGCAAGCAGATGTGGCCAAAAACGCCGATAGCGATCCTCGCGTGACTAGCGCCCTTGGCGTTATTCGCAATGGCCGTGGGCCTGTTATGGAAGAACTCGGAATCTATCGGCGGACCGAAGCGACTAAGGAAAACTTCGATCGATTTCAAGGCGCTTTGCAGATGTGGTTGGAGGATTTCCAACAACGCGAGAAGCGTGCACCTAAGGCGAATGAAATCCTCGAAGGGGCCGATCAGCTTATGTTCCAGAAAGCCGTGCCTCGCTTTCTTGGAATCTTTGGCAGCGGTAAAGAAGAACCTATTTATAACATCGATATTCCAGATGAGGTCAAAGATAAGGTTAGAGAATTCGTCAAAAAAGAAGCGGGTGCCGAACCAACTGATGAACAAATGCGCCGTGCCTACGTCCGCATGCAGTTGAAGAAACTTGGCACCACTGGGTCCCCAACCGTGACTACCAAAAAGAGCCAGTCTAAAGTAAAAGACCCGTTCGAAAAGAAGCCCGAAGAACTGCGTAATAAGCGGCCAGAGCCGGAGCCAGTTAACCAATGAGTGACGTAGAAGAACTCGGACAGTCCATTATCGATGATCAAAACTCTGCTAGAAGCAGAGCAATGCAGGATATTGACGCTGATCCAGAACCAGCGGCGCGATCGATTGAACTTGGTGAAGATACTGGTGCGCCAAGTGGCGCCATCCACGCAAATTTAGAACAATTTGAAAAGAACTATAAATCCCAGCTGACCTCCCAGCTTTTGAAAAACAATCCCTACCTTGTCGAATATGCCAACTCCCATCCCTTGGCGACTAAAGTCTCGGCCAACGACTGGCACAATCTCGACGAAGCTTCGGAGAAGATGCAGCAGTTGCCGAATCCGAAGCGGCAGCTTGGAAAGGATATTGGTCAGGGCATAATGCACTTGCCTGGCGACTTTGCTGATATCCTAACAGAGTCCGGTAAGTCCCTTGGGGCAATTCCAAAAGATATCACGCAGTGGACCATTCCAGCGAATGAAGTCCGCAATGCGATGGACGCAGTTCGAAAAGAAGGGCCTACCTACCATAACATTGCCCAGCTTATTGGCTCTATCAGCAACGCTGCAATGGGTCCAGCGATGGCTCCTGGCTTGCAGCAGTTTGGACAATATGTTCCTGTAACCGTAGGCGCTCAGGACCTTGTCGGAGGCCTATTCGGCATTGCCTCTTCACCTTTCATGGCTCCTATCCGTTCCTTCCTCTCGCGTCCGATCGAAGAGAAATCCGGCATTCCCCAGGAGTTCACCGAACAAATCGCGATGCTTGGTATGATGTTCATGGGTCTCCGTGAAGGCAAGGCCCATGTCCATGGTGGCGAAATTCCACCGCCAGGGGTGTCCAAGGAAACCGATGCGATTCGCGAATTTCGATCGAAGGAGAATCTCAAGGCTCTCGATGAAGCGACAAAGTCCACCCAAGGAACCCAAACTAACCAACTCTCTCCCGACCTCGGTAAACAATTCGCTGGTCAGCATGTTGAAGATCGAAGTGTCTATGTCAGCGCTGACGCCATTCGTAAGCTCTACGGCGACAAACCTCCAACCTCTGATGATGGCCTACTTGGTTTCATCCCTGGCCTTGCCGATCAAATCTCGGCCCACGCCGATGTCGGTGGCGATGTCGCGATTCCGCTAAAGGATTGGTTGACGAAGGTCGATCCGGAGATCGCGAAAGCGTTGCATGATGACATTCGTGTAACCAAGGACGATGTCACAACTAACGAAGCCAAGCGATATAAAGAACTCCAGCCCGAAGAAAAACCTGGCGTACAAAACATCGACCTCTCTCGTCGAGGCTTTCTCAAAGGCGTAGGCGCTACGGTTGCAACGGCAGCTACGGCGAAGGTGCCGAAGTTAGGCGAGGTGACACAAGCAGTTACTGAAGGATTAAAGTCTGACTCCGTATGGGGTCCTGGCGAACTCATGCGGATGCATACAGAAGCTGCTCTACGCACGGCTTCTGAAGACCTAGATCTTCCAATTAAAAGTCCTGAGGTACGTAAGCTAGCAATTGAAAAGCTTCAACGCCAAGTTGATTATTGGAAAGATTACGAAGGAGTTAATCAATACAAAGACTATGCAAATATGTATCGCGAAGGGATTGATTTAGCTAAATCTGGATTTGCAGAAGGGCTAAAGGAATATCCCTCTGAAGTTGAAGCAGGCGAGGCAAAGCCTATTCTTCCTGATGTTTCTACTTTGCCGGAGCCAGAAGAATATATGAAAGGACCTTATCCTACTGGGCTTATTGAACCTAGTCCCAGAAGCGCCGTACGCCGGCATCAAGAAGCCATCGACGAAGTTCGCGATGCCGCTAAGCTCAATCCTTCTTTCGCCAAATCCCGTGAGGTCAACCTCAAAATCACCGATACCTTCGATCAACCTGAATTCGAAGACCAGTCTGGAAACAAACACCCTGCCGGGAAACTCATTGATATCGATCTAACAGGCCCTGACGAAGAGCCCCTTGGCTCCATCTCCGTCGCTACGGGCGGAGACTTCCTCCACGTCGACTATGCCCATAACGCCGAATTCCAGCCATGGCAGCATGGCATGAACCAGATGGAAGTTCTACTTCGCACTGCTAAAGAACTTTATCTAATGTTCCCGGAAACCAAAGGCCTCGGCGGGCATCTTATTAGTCGAGACAAATATGTCAAATACACCTGGGACCAACTCTTTAGTCCCGGGACTTCGGATATCGGTATCTCCGATTTGAAGGAAAAATACCTCAATCCTCCCTTCGAACTCGGCCCATCCCGGCCTACCGGCGTTATTCAATCTGCAAAAGGCAAGCGATTCACAACCGATAGCCTCGGTTCTACTACTATCCGTAGTGCCTTTGAGCAAATGGATCTTAGTAAATCCGTAGGTGGGCCAATCGCGGGAGCTTTAGACCCTATCGCAAAGAAGATTGTAGAAAAAGTTGGCAATGTACAGGTCCATGTTATTAAACAACCTGAATGGTATGCTATGCAGGAAGGAGTAAACTCTGCTGCATTTTATGATCCAATCAGTAATGTTATTGCAATATCGGAGAATGAATTCAACGGTGGGTTTCAAGCTAGTCGCGTCTTTTTTCATGAAGCTATTCATGCCGCGACGGTTCGCGAAATCATTCGCAATCCAGCACTCGATAATAATATCCAATTTATAATGAATGATATTACAGACAAAATAACCGGCAAACACTATGGTATGACAGATACCCGAGAGTTTATTGCAGAAGCACTTAGTAATCCAGTTTTTCAGCGAGAACTTGCTGGAATTCAAATATCTCCAAAGATCGCTGAAATGCTCCGTGTTCGGCCACAAAGTATTGTTAAGACTATGTGGGATGCAATTATTCATACCATTGCTAAAGGCCTTGGCCTTGCAGATACTCCTGATGTCGTGACGGCATTTGAAGCCGCTATTCGCGTTTCTCAAGAAGCCTTTGATAAACAACTAACCATTTATGATCGTGTTAAGATGCTAGAATGGAAGATGCATTTGGCTGCGTCGGAGGAAGCGCCAAAGCCTTCGCCAATGGAATCTGAACTCCCTTCTTCTGCCGAGCCAACTGCTTTCCGAGGCAAAGCCCCCGGTATTGCTCCTATGGCGAAGCAACCAGAACTCCCTGGCATGACCCGGATGGAGGATCGCAAGGCGTTCGCTACGCCTACGGCCTTAGGCATTAATAAAGAATGGTACCAGAAATACCAAGACCTAATCGCGAAACAGCAGGGTGAAGATGCAAAGCGCCGAATGGAAGTCGCGCTACGCCGAGCAGAGCAAATCCAGACCAAAGAATGGAAGGATAACTCCGATCGAATTTCGAAAGAAGTGGAAGATTCCATTCGTCAGCGGCCCGACATCGCGGTTGATGAAGCCTTACGAAAGGGTAGCCTTGGCGAGGGAACGGCTCAGAAGGGAGGAAGGCGACTTCGATTGAAGGCGGATGAACTTACAGAGGAGCAGAAAGGTGTATTGGACAGATCTGAATACTCCACGGATGGCGTTGACCCTGATGATCTCGCGGGCTACTTCGGGTATCCTTCTGGTGACGCAATGCTTGAAAGACTTGGGCAGTTGCGACAGCATGTCGCGGCCACTTACGCTTCAACTGAAGCCTTCATCAAAGCTATCACGCGTGAAGAAACCGCACGACGGATGGAACAGGAATTCGGCGACCTCGGGGCGAACATCCTCGAAGAAGCCCGTGATCACATTACCTCCGATACTCAGCTTGACCTCATGCACGAGGAACTTGTAGGCGCTGCGATGCAGGCCGGGATTGAGTTCTCGATTACCAAAGACCAAATGAAAGCGATTGCCAAGGCGTCTTTTGATAAACATACCATGGGGGATATGTCCGCTGCTACCTATCTCAAGCTTGCTGGCAAACATGGAATGGAGATGGAAAAGGCTGCGCTTGATGAAGATTGGAAAACTGTTTTCAAGGCCAAACAAATGCAAACCTTGGCAACAATGATGGCACAAGAAGCTACGAAGGTTGAAAAGGCGAAGAAGGGTTGGGACCGCAACGCTAAGACCTATGCCAAGCGCAAGGTGTCCGGAATCGACCCACAATACATGGCACCGATTCATGACATCATGTTTCGAACCGGCGCTACGCCTAAGCCACGTCGAAGTCTAGAAGACCTGGCGAATCAATATCGTCTGGATGGTAGAGACCGCAATGCACCTTTGGCGGACTTTGTCAAAGACCGACAGGAAAACTTTCGCACTGTCGAAGTCCCTGACTGGCTTCAGGACCCGAGATTTCAGAAGGAATTTGATTCGCTGACATCGAAGGAATTTATGGAAGCCCATAGGGCTATTCGATCGTTGATCAAAGAAGGTCGGAATGAACAGAAGGTATTTTCTGGCGGCGAAGGGGCAGACCTAGTCAATGTTCTCGATACTTTCCGGGAAAATATCTCTGACCTTCCAATTCAAGAAACCCAGGTTGATCGGCCAAGGTCTGTGTCAACCCTGGCCAAGACCTTATTTTGGATGCATGTTAATGTCGAATCTATGTTAAATCGTCTCGACAAAGGCATCCCCGACGGACCTTTCAAAAAATACATCATGTTTCCAATCGCGTCGGCGATGAATACCAAGGCTGCGATGCTAAAGGAATTCCAACATAAACTCGCCGACCTTGGCAAAATCAAGGATATGGACAAACTTGTTGAAAATAATCTCTGGCTCGACCCAAGAACTGGCGAGCCTTTGGTTCTCCGTAAGCGGAATGTTCTTGGAATCCTTCAGCAAGTAGGCAACAAAAGCAGCTTCGAGAAGCTTACCAAAGGTCATAACATCGAGCCAGACCAGGCCATGGATTGGCTTCGTCGTAACACCACAAAGGAAGACTGGGACCGTGCACAGAAAATAGGAGACCTGTTCAAAGAACTCTTTACTCGCGCAGAACGTATGCAACATAACCTCACTGGCATAGCTCCGGTAAAGGTCAAGCTCGAGCCCTTCACTGATCCCTTCGGCGTTAAGCGCGACGGCTGGTACAACCCAGTCGCCTACGACCGCAGGATGCCTCAGAATAGTCCTAAGCTTATTGGCAAAGGCGTCGAAGAAGATGGATACTTCCGAGCTACAACACCGCAAGGGTTTCTTGAAGAACGCACTGGATATATCGGTCCGACGGAGCTAAGCCTAGATATTGTCCCAGTCCGTATGAAGCAGATGATTCATGATATAACAATGCGTCCTGCGGTTATCCAGGCTTCGAAGTTCTTTTATAACAAAGAATTCAATGCCATGATTCGTAAGCATTTCGGCGATGTGGCGGTAGAAGAATTTGTTCCGTTCCTTCGCGATGTCGCTAATTCTGCCAACTACCGTAGCTTCGCTGAATACGTCGGTAATCAAGGCCTGGAATTCGTTCGCCAGAATATGATTGGGACCTTGATTGGATGGAATCCGGGAACTGTGTTAAAGCATGGCACCACCGCCTTGTTCAACTCCTTGCAACAAATGGGCTATCGCGATTTTGGACTTGAGTTCGTTCGGCTTTTGAAAAAAGACGATACAACTGGCGAACGAAATTGGACCATGGCTCGAACCAAAAGCGAGGAAATCCAACGCCGGTTGCAGAACTTTCGCGATGCGGTTGCGGGTGGAGAAGCTGAGCTTCATCTCAAGGGAGGTCCTAAGGGCGGAGTTTTTATGTCTGCGAGGGAAGTTATGTCTTACGTTCACGCCTTTCCTGTGGCAGCCTTTGATCTTCTATCCACAATCCCTACTTGGCTAGTCGCATATAAACGTGGTATAACCTCTCACGGCATTGAAGGTAAGGCCATCGAAGAGGCTGATCTCGCGGTGCGCCAGACCCATGGCTCCTTCGCCCTTTCGAATAAGCCAAGTATTATGCGCAGCAAGAATGCCTTTGTTAATAGTGCTGCTTCGCTCTATGGATTCTTCAGCCACATCTTTCAGAAGCAATATGAAATGGCATGGCGGGCCAAGGATGCAGTTAGCGATTTCAAACAAGGAGAGATCAAGCAAGGGTTCAAGGGAATGAAAACCGCAAGTAGCTTATTCTTCAGCTATGTAATTCTTCCCGCAGTAATCGAGGAAATGGTTACCCCATACACAAATGAAGAAAAGGATTCCTGGGGCGCGAAGGCAATCAAGACTATTGGCTACGGGCTTTCGTCTTCGACTATTGGTCTTCGTGACTTTGTCCATGCCTTGATTAACGTTCGCGATCCGCAAGCTGGGCTCGTCGGCACGATGATGAAAACTATCGCCGATGTAGGCCATGATTTTGGCCGCGGATCAAAGATGTTTGAAGGTGATAAAGCTGGCCGGGCGGTATCACATTTTCTGTCCCTGATAGGCATGACAACCGGCTTGACCAATCAGACCGAAGGACATATTGCAGAATATCTAACACGCCTTGGACAAAAGCGTGAACGCGCTCCACAAGGTCCGTGGGAAGCCGCAGTAGGCGCTCGATATGGCCGGACCAAAGGGCATAGTAAGACTGCTGCGGAATATATGAAACACTTACAAGGACGCTAATATGCAAGCAAACTGGAACTACTGCCTCAAGGCAACCCTTCTCGAAGAAGGTGGCAACGACGATGATCCCCATGACCATGGAGGGCGCACCTCACGAGGGATTATTCAACGGGAATACGACGCCTACCGCAAGCGGAAGAATCTCGTTATGAAAGATGTCTGGACGGCGTCTAATGACGAAATCCGGGATATCTATAACATCAGCTTCTGGCAACCTTGGTGTCCGACCATGCCTACTGGCGTTGACATGGAATTCTTCGACATGTCTGTAAATGCAGGACGACATGAAGCGATTCTACTTCTCCAACGGTCTCTAGGTGTTAGGGATGATGGCAATATCGGCATCATAACCTTGCATGCAATCGAGACAGCGAATCCAACGGATATCGTGAGAAAATTTGCAGCCTATCGCGAACATTTCTACCGAGGTCTTGCCCAATTTCCCCGCTATGGACATGACTGGATAGGCCGTACTCACCGAATCCGCGATGCTGCCCTTCATCTCCTTACGCTTGATCCGGCCCATACACTACCGTCCCGTACTTTGGATGATTCCCAATCGGTTTGATCATGTGAGACGAGGCCATGGTTTGAAGAATTCGTTGAAGGGACATCACAGGAACAAATTCCTGGGCAAAGCGGACGATTTCTCCTTCTTCGGCCTGGCCTCGTTCTTTGATAAAGTGAAGAATTTCTTCCATTGCTTTAGCATCGACATTACCTGCTCCAGCTTTGAACAAATGAGGCATGAAATATTCGGCCTCTATGAGCCAGCCTAGCGCTCTTTCGTAATCTTCCACAGAGATAATAAGCTCTTTTCCTCGATCAACACAAGCGACGATGCACAGCTTGAGCAGGTGCACAAACCGTCTGGAGTTATAGTGAATGAGCTTGGGATGGTTTGGCACTGGAGGCATACCAGCCTTACGCCAGGCGTCGACTTTTTCGATAAATTCTTGTGAATTTCCAAGCTGACCCCAAAGCGAACTAATAACGCGCAAATCGTGGGTAAGGTTCGTTGAGTCTTTTTCGACTTTGCCAAACGCTGTGTCATTGATATGCCTTTCGTCCGAGAAGATGAACATGGCCCTGCTGGTAAACCCTTGTTCCCAAGAACCTTCGGGCATAGTGGACAACAGTTGCGAAGGGGTAGAACCAGCAAGGATATTAAGCTGCGGTGCCTTGATCTTGATATCAAGCTCTTTTGTCCGCTTCATTTCATGATAACTTGAGATAACATCGTAGAAGGTTGTCAAGCCGCCGATTAGTTCTTTGTTCCATTCTGACATTGTTACCTGCCATTCATCGGCAAAAAGGGTCAGCGAATTGTATTCTTCGGAAATTTGAAGCGCCACATTCGTCACACTACGCCTTGACTTCTTAAGCGCATCCACAAGCGAAGCCTTACTGACCGATTGTGGGCCGATTGGATAGCCTTCGATCGTTTCACATAGCTTTCTAGCTTCCGCAATCGTGCGGCTTTTACCGACTCCTGGGTGGCCTACAATAAACGTATACATGTTTGGATATATCTTAGCTGTTGTATGAGCCCAGACTTTCTGCTCAAGTGTCGCTCCTATGGTTGCGATCGCTGCCCAACGACGGAAGATTTCTGGCGATTCGAGATCGCTTGTGTATTCTACAAACGCATCAATCCACGAACTCAGCCTCCTCGATCCGTCTCCGTTTGTCCCCGCCCTTGTAACTTTTGAGCCCGTTGGGATTGGCTTCGCTCCACTCGCCCCAGTTCCACCCAGTCTTACAGCCATAGGGAATCTCCAAGCGCCTATTATGCCTAAGCTCAACGGGGTAGCGAAGCTGAGCAATAATCTTCGGGATAACTTCATCTTCGATTTCCTCCGGATATTGGACTATCACAGCGTCATGGATTTGCATAAGAAGTATGCATTTTCTTTCTCTCCATACTTGAAGCATCCCTTGGTTGACGATGTCTGCAAGAGAACCCTGAGGGTCGTAGGCAATCGCTGCACGAAGCGTATCTGCATCGTTTCGGCGGCCAAAAAAATGGCGTCGGCGGCCTGTCAAGGACGTAAGAATCCCTTCGCGCCGCAGGGTCTTATCGGTCCAATCGTGCCATTGCAAATGAGCCGGGAAGGCCGCGAAGTAAACTGGTTGAAACTCTGTTATCATTCCAATGGGCACTTTAGCCTGGGTGGAAATCGTTTCAGGTTGTCCTCCATAGTTAGTACCGTGACCAATTTTCTTGCACATGAACCGACGGGAATAATGACGATAATATGGCGCCTCAGCAATTTCTTTATCAGCCAAGATATCACCCGTCCAAGGAAGGTCCCGCCAGCAGAGTTTGGCAACACTAGTGTGTAAATCTCCCGATTCACATGCATCGAGGTATCTCCCGTCATTGAACAAGTTCCACTCTATTGCTCCGACACATCTACTCTCCCCTTGTTCCGCATCAAAATATCCTAGCTTCATTCCTTTATCTGCGATAAAGACACTTCTGAGGCTTTCCTCAATATTTTGCAAGTTCGTACCAGTGCCAAACTCGGAAAATGATGAAGAAAGTCGTCCAGTCGTTGTTCCTCCGATATTGTAGGAAGTTCTAATTCTACCGTCAGAATCAATCTCAGTCTTAAGCATGGAAATCTTTTTACCAAGCTCTCGCATTGCTTTAATATGCGCGACCAGCGGTCTTGCGATAAGGTACGCCTCCATGCGCTCGAGGGCATTTCGATCGACGGTTGGTTTCCCTTTCTTTCGTATAACTGGTATTCCAATGTTCTCATAGAATAACTCCATTAGGTCTGGATTGCTGCGCCAGTTGAAGTCCCATAGGCCGAAGGATTCGCCGACTATTCTTTGGAGGTTAGCCTCGAGGTGATCAATTTTAGCCGTAAATTCTTCGACAACCTCGTCGCGTCGAGCAAGATCAATACGAATTCCCCGCAATCGCATTTCAAGCACCGGGCCCTGCAACGCACGCGAAAAGGCATAGGTGGAATTCGTCTGATTATCGAGTTCCGGCTGTAGCACTTCGAGGACTTCAGCTGTGACGCAACAATCCAGACCATTGTATACCTGATCTTTCTCCCAAGGGGACAGGTCTTCGGGTTGGATGATGGAGGTGTCGATGATTTTCATTGAAGGGTAAACTCTCCCAATCGAAGAATTCGACGTAGATATTCTGAAGTTGGCTCCATTGGAAGGTCTTCTGGCCAGGCTTTAGGAGCTTGAATATCTTGCAATGCCGGGACCAATTTTAATAGAAGCCCTAGGCCTCGAAGGGCTGGCGCTTCTATACATGACGGAAGCCAATAATCACCACGCCAGGAAGAAACTTGTACATATACATTATCCAAACCAAGTTGAGTGGTATGCCGAGCAGTATACCTGCATCCTTGTGATTTTTCATAGGTTACAACATGAGTATTTCCATCCCAATCTAAAACACGGTTGCCTTCGTGTCTCGTAGATTTCCATTTCATCCTAGTCCTCCTTTATCGTGTCAGTCTTCCTCATCCGCTTCCACGAGCCTTCATCGGTGTAAATACTCCCCAAATACCCCAAACTCTTCTCCGACTCGGGATACAACGCATGATGCAACAACATCGTATCCTCATCTGCATTCATAACCTTCACTCCGTAGGCCCGCCAGAGGAAGGCAATGTCGTACATTCCGTTTTGGAAGGTTTTCCTAGTCTTTGGATCGAGTAGAATGTCTGTGATAAGTCTCCAAGCCTCTCTCTCACTCGCTGGATTTGTGAAGTAATTTCGTCCTGTTCGCGAGGGTCTAACGAATGGAATAACGATTGCAATGTCTGGTTTCGGCGCGAAGCCAATGCACGTAATTGCTCGTCCAGCTGTTTCAATGTCGACAGAAAGTCTTTGGCACCCATCAATGTACTCCTGTTTGAATCTTCGGATATCGTCAAGACTTGGTCCGATCCAGATTTCACGTTTCGGTCTCCTTATTTCAGGGAACTTTGCTTCGCGAGCGGCTTTGATAAAATCTGCGACTGTAGTCGGCCGGTATTCCCAATTCCGCATAACTGCCGCCGGGTGATACACCGGTAAAACCTTATACCCCTTCACTGTATGAGTAGACAGGTGGGTAGTTCCTCTAATGGTTGATATTCTAGTTGTTCCAAGAAGAGCCCAGCATGGAGTATTTCCACAAGCAATAATAAGGTTTGGGTCCTGGTCAATGAGTTCTGTGGCAAGACGATCGATTTCTGACTCAAATTCCCTTCTAAAATACTTAGACTTTCCGAAGGAAGGAAGACCACGAATTCCGGCGTCCCGTGGGCCGCATAAATCTTCGATCTTGTTTCCGCGTGGCCGTATGTTAAATACATTAGTTCGATAAATCTCCGGGTGCATTCGCCAGACCATATCGATAAGCCTAGGGTCTCGATCCGCCCAGAATTTGTATATATAATTCTGATCTTCCGAGGTAAGTTCAAGGACACCACCTTCGTGTAACATTCGGAGGAGTTCTATGCCTGAGGAGCCAACGAAGGCCTGTTTGATTCGCGCTTCGTTTTCTCCCCAGGCTTCGCCGAGGATTACGATTTCAGTCATCGTGCGGTACGACGGTAGGCTTCGTAAAGGCCTATAGCTAGCATTATCATGACTGAGATTATAACATCATCTGGGGTCATGGTGATTCTCCTTTATGCCAACCACCCCCAGGGCGCGAGTGGTCTGAAGACTCTCCCTGAGGGTGGCCTGGGCGTTAAGCTGAGTCGAGTACTCCAGTAAGCCGGTGACCGACCGGTGGCGGACAAAGGGGAGGGTCCCCTCTATTTCTACGACTCCAAAGGCCCGGTAAGGTCGATTTCCCAGTATACTCCCTTCCCATCCTTCGACGGAACATGTTTCACATGGCCGATGAATTGCTGATTCGGGCTTTGGTCAAGAAGAACCCTAGTTGGGACTTTCCCATCCTCGTTATCGAGCTTGAGATCATCAACCAGGAACTCGGTAAGCCGGTAGGCGGACTTCTCCGTTAGATAGAACGTAATCGTAGTCTGCTTGCCGGCAAGGCCACCGATTTCGGCTAAGGATTCCTGATCGACATCATCCAAAGCCGCCACAGGCGAGACTGTAAACTCTGCAAACTCCGTCTGCTTCTGCGAGGACTTATCCAGTCGCGGAAGGCCTTTGGTAACCCACACATACGATCCAGTAGGCATCGGCGGGGGACGCTTGATGTCTCCTGACGGCCGGTCGAGAATCGAAGAAAACTTTCCTGCTTCAGCCATAGGCTCTTTTCTCCATGTTGAAAGGCCAGAATGGAAACGGCTCATGCAGTAGCGGCCTTGACTGCCCACATGGCTGCGTCTTCATAGTAAGTCTGGGCAATAGAGCAGAGGCGCCCAATTTCACTAGCTTCCGAAGTGCTGATGTTTGGATTATGCTTTGCTCGCTCAGTGATTTTAGCGCACATATCAATAAGCTCTGCCGACTTCGCCTTGATTTCATCGACGAGTGAGTTTGCCGATGGGTTGAAAGCGGCTCGCACTCGGCGCTGGCCGAAGGTCTGCCGCGGTTCCGGGGTCGGGCTGTCCGGGGGGAACAGGCGATTGTCCGTCATCTTTCATTTCCTCTTCTGTTAATGGCCCGCGAAGTAGTTCAAAGTACGTCGCGAGGCCGGTTTCCACTGGAAGTGAGTCTGGCACTCCAGATGGGATTCCGTTGGCAAGGTCGATCATCGCATCGGATTTAAGCTGGATCGTGCGCTTACCTGCAAGGTTCTTGAAGCGAATGTAGTTCGGGAAGTATTGAGGGATTTTCGGCGATAGGGCCTTGCCTACGCCCTGGGGAAAGATTTTAGAAGTCTTGTCCGGAAGTTCCATATACTGCCCATGGCAAATCACAATGACGTTCGTTCCAAAGGAATCCGAAGTCATCATTGCTAAAGTATTCTCTACGGCGTCTTGGGCGTCGCCATAGGTAGCTCTAGGGTCCGAATCTCCTGACTTACCGACAGGAGTAAGTGGTTCTCGGAAGTCATACGCAGCGTCACAGAACCGGCTAAGCGAATCGAGGACAAGTATGCAATTCGTTCCCCATTTGGATGGAGCTCCAAGGTCAATTTCAACCCCTTCGGCAGTCTTATATTTCCACCGGTCAAGCATTTTAAGGCCGTCAGCAAAAGCTCGCGGAGTTCCGTCAATGACTGGTCCAAGCGCAGTGTGCTTTCGTCTATCTCGTAGAGGTCTAAATTCGACATTGTCGATTTTCTCCGGACATTGTTCCATAATGAGTTTGTATAGGATATCAAGGAGGTTGTCATAGTCGAGAATGCGGAGTTTGTATCCGGCATTGACAAGACTTACGAGACTTCCGGTTTTGCCGCTTTTGGCGTCGCCGAGAAGGAGGAGTTTTGTGAATCGCTGGGATTTGTGCTGGGAGAGGGAGGGCATAAGTCGCAGTCCTTGTGTTGAACATCGCCGTACCTGAGTTCGTACTTCTGTTCGGCTAAGACAGGCTTGCCACATTTTGGACAAGTTGGGCCTAGCGAACCGCCAACGGATTCCATGGTTCCACCTTTTCAAAATCGCCAGCGAGGAATTTCTCGCGGACCTGTGGGCTCTTTGAGCATATCTTCCTGAACTTACATCCTCCATACATACCGCAGGCGGTATCGTTCATAGGCCAGTAGTTGTTTTTCGCGAATTCCTCCGCAAGGGCAAACCAGTAATGGAGGTCATTGACCCATTCGTCAATTTGATCCGGATTACGATAGGTGAATCCCCTCTCAAATCTAGAAAATCCAATCGCAACTTGAGCTGCATCGATAATGACACCCCGTATTCCGGTATTAAACAATACCTGACCCGCCAATGTATATAACGACATCTGGTTTTCTGGATCGAAGTTGTCAAAGTAGTATCCCTCCGGGGTTGTTTTGGTGGTTTTTCTATCCATGACAAATAGTTCGTCGTTGAAGGTGACCACGCGGTCAAGGTGGCCGCAGAGGAGATAGGATTGAGCTTCGTTATTTTTGACTATATATTTCTGTTCGCCAGCGCCTACTAGTTTGGTTGCATCGGCTTTCGGCCCCCAGTCTAGACTAAATCTGAAACTCAACTCACACCCGATCTTTCCGTTCTCAAGAACCACGGTTTTGGTAACATCGCGTTGGAATTTTTCAAGGTACCAGATAACAGTTCGCGTTAGGGTTTTACGGTTCTTGTAAGGGTTATCCGAGTCCCAATCCCTAGTGCGAAGAAGAAGTTGCCTAACTACATCATGTAAAGCATGCTCATGTGAAGATTCTTCACTCATCAAAATTTCGTAATCGTGTAAAGCCTGGTGATACTCGATCCCGAACCTCAGATGAACATTATCCTCCTTCGGCTGCCAACCTTCAATCATCTGATAGTAATACAGCCTTGGGCATCGTTTCAGATATCCCAGACTAGTGCTGTCCCACGCATACTGTACTCGAGTGCCTGGGATGAACGGACTGTCGACACCAATTTCTGACACAGCTTCTGCCGAATCCGGTAAGCTTGACGATGCGTCCATAGCTAAATCCCGCTTTTCTGGCCCTGCGAATTATCCATATCATCCGGCTTCGCTGCTTTGCGGAGAGTTTCAATCTCCCTTGTGAGATACCAGCGAGCCTTCTCAAGGTCTTGGATATGATTATTCTTCTTTCCGCATCTGGATATATATTTAACGCAGCAGCCGAGGTTATATCCAAGTTCCCAAGCCTCGATGACTCGGATGGTTTCATATATGTCTCCGGCGCGGTAGTGGGAAGGATGGTTGACTGGATCGTGATCCACGTTTCTTCCTCCAGTTATACGACGGGTCTTGGTTGACGCTGGAATCGCAATTACGACAACGGAGTTCATTGAAAGCAACTACTACATGTTCTGGAAATGTCATTAGAACCTCCGTTTCATCGGTTCAGGCTTTGCTATCAGCCCTAAGCCGATTAAATCCACCTTCTTGCCTTCGGCCTTAGTTGATTTCTTCCCGTCATCATACTCCCCTCGCGCTTTGCGTTGGTACGCGATGATATCGTCGATGTCTTGGTCAGAGAGTTTCAAGGGGTCTTCGTTCATCAGGTCGTCGAGTTCACGGGTCATGAATAATCTCCTCTATGAGCGCGACTTAGGCCCATTTCATCGAGTTCATCTCGTTGTTGGTAGTTTGTGATTTCCCTTCGCATGATCCTGCGCAGTTCCACGCTCCACCCGTGTCCGAACCTCTTTTCAAAGAACTTAATATCATCTTCATAAAGATTCAGGGTCACCTTGCGTAGCGTCTCTGATGACATCTTTCGCCCTTTCTCTGTCCATGATACATATCCCAACTTTCGTCTTGACAAGGCTCAAGCGATCCAAATCCTTGTCCCCAGATGAAACCCGTGCGGTATACAATGTTTGCATCAAGTAGTTATGGTCGTTGGTAGGGATTTCAAGGCCGATTTTGGCCTGCGCAGCGCGATACCAGAGATTCATGGCATCTTCGTGGGAGATCATTCAATGGCTTCCACATGACTGGGCGCCAGGGACTTTTCAAGATACACCCACCATTCTTCATTTTCATCGATTCTTACCGTGAAAACAAATTCGTCATAGATGCTTGCACCATGCATTTTTACCCCTTCTGGAAATGCCTTGGCGTTGAAGTTTCGATCAAGCTGGCGAGCCCTGTTTAGACGAAGTCGGTAGGTCATCGCAGCGGAACGGCTACCGATATGGATTCGCGATCCCTTGGCTTCTTTCAGCGCCGAATCCATTACGTCGTATTCTTTTTGGTACGAAAGGCGACTGGTAGACATTGTCATTTCAACTGGTCCTCTCTGGATGGAGCCTCACGAATGGATTTCAATCTTGACGGTCCGAAAGAGATCGCGATACAGGAATTCTTAACCCGTAGTGTTTTGCCTACCAATAGTTGAAACATATCCCAAGCTGAAAGCTCGACAACAGTATCGCCAAAAGCACCAAAGGTATACCAATGCTTCATTTAATTCTCACACTGTCGATTTCGTAAAGCTCACGCCTTGCGCGGGTGGTGATAACATACTTCAGATTCAAATCCTGGTCATCGTCGCGACAAAGCCAGGGATCGAGGTGATAAACAACGTCAAATTCCAGTCCCTTGGCCTTATGCCCGGTGGTAAGAGTGATTGTTCCACGCTGCGCAAATAGATGCTCCGCGTGATCAATGGCGAGGCCGAGGGTCTTTCCAAACCCTGCAAAAACCTTCATACACTCCGCGATGTCGTTGGCGGTTTTGTTTTCGCGATCGAGTTTTTGGTTTCTCCAGTTCTCAATAGCCGACACGACTCCCGCAAGGGGCATGTCTTCCGAGCCCAGTCTGCGCATGATAGCAATAATCTTTGGACCGATTTCTGAACCGGAGACGGTAACCGAGCGTCCCGCTTGCAAAAGACGCATTGCAAGGTTAAATAGCGGGGCGTTATTGCGACAAATAATAGCCGCCCCGTCAGGGATCGTGGAGATATTGAGGTCCTTGAGGATTTCATACTTCCCCTCCTCTTTCGTCCATCGTAACGCTGGTGCTCTCCACCGTGCGGCTTCGACTATTGGCTTAGGACAACGAAAGCAGAGCGAGAGCGTAAACGTCTCGGCCTTGAAGCGATCCGTAAGCTCTTGCATCGATTTCGTTTTGGCGCCGCGAAAGGCGTAAATCGATTGCCACGGATCGCCAACCGCAATAAGCCTGCCTCTAGCGAGTTTGTCCAGCATGGAATGATTAAGTGGCGAAAAATCCTGGGCCTCATCGCCCATGACAAGGGGATATCTCGGGAATGTCCCTCCGAACAAAGTGGGCATATATAGTTGATCGTTAAAGTCGATATAACCATCGAAGGCGGTCTGGATGGATAGGGCAAGAACTGCATCGATAAGGTCAGATGTAAGTTCGTCGGGTTTTTCTTCGAGAGCGGCATGCAATTGTTCCTTAGTGGACAAAGGCTTTACGTTCCGATACTTCCCTTCGGGAATATACCCCAGGGCCTTCGCCATGCCTACGCCATTAACGACTTCCCAAAAGCAATCCCAGACCTCGCTAGCGGCAGCCTTTGGCATTTCTTTGATCATCTCGCGGAGGAGATCGGGCGTCTTTTTAGCATTGAGATTGATCGACCTGCCAGAAGCCCATACGCGGTGGCCAAGGGAGTTAAGAGTCCTGATCGTCGTCGTTGAGGCAAACTTTTCCTCTGCCTCTTTGGCCACTTTCGTATTGAAGGCAAGGTAAAGAACCGGTTGCTGTTTAGAAACGGATTGGACCATTTCGAGTGTAGTAGTCTTACCTGTTCCGGCCAATGCGTTAATAACAAGATTCGTGTTGCATGTCTTGACCTTGGTGAGAATAGCATCTTGCTCCTCCGTGGGCGGAAGTCGCTTTGGCCCGGCCTTGATCAATGCTGAAAGCGGTTTATTCATTCCGTGCATCCTTAATCTTCTTCATCATCGCTTCGTCGTCTTCGTAGGGATACGTTGCGAGATTGTAAGGGACATTCCTAAGGTCTTCCCCTTCAATCTTCCTGACCTGGGGGTCGATATGTTCATCATACAAATCCCAGGCCTCACTCGGCTCCATTTCAGGAAATAACGATGAAACCATTTCGTATTCGGCCCGGTTAGCGAGCCTATGCCCACGCGGGTCCGTCGCATAATCCTCTCCTATGTTCGCATACTTTCGTAAAGCCCATTCAACTTGCTCATGAGTTGATAATGCAAGCTCAACGTCAACACCTGCAACATTAGTATCCAGACGAGAATCAATATAGATAACTTGTCCATCATCTGATATTCCAGCACCAAAAGGTATACCAGCCCTAAGCACTGGACGACTAGCCACATGCTGCAAGTAAGTGTCAAGCTGCACAAATCGTAGACGGAGTTGCGCCAGTTCGTCCTTTGGGCCCAGTCTGTCATCTATGTCTCCTGCGGTCATTTGCAAATAAATCCCTTCGGGTGAGGTTGATCGCAAGCTTCGCACCAATAGGCTCCGCTTGGCGCAGTCATTTCCCGTGCAAGGAATTCGCCTTTCATGCGTGTAAGCAAGGTCTTCCCAAGCTTATCGCTTGCCTCTTTTCGCGCAGGTGAGAATTCGTCGTTGAAGGTGGAAACCAGAGTTGACCTAAGCTCTGCGACGTGGATATCAATTTCAATCAACTTCTGCATCAAGGCGTCGAGTTTGGCATCAATAGACATCGGCGAAGTAGGCCTAGATATATCAACTACCTGCCCTGGTTTAACAAGTGCTCCATGGAGCAAGTTGATCTTCTCTTCTGAGTTCATCAGTGATACCATTTGGTTGAAGTCGCGAGTCTAGTCACTCGCTTGACCATTTCTTCGAGAAGTTGGCATACTGCGAGCCAGCCTTTGGCCTGCACTCGCGAAGGCCCGTCGGTGTCGTTGGTAAGATGCCCTATCATTGCTGCTGCTTCTGCGGCTTTGCGTAGGTATTCAACGAGTTCAGCGAATTTTTCTCCTCGGGAAGGTAAACTCATTAGGAACCTACATTCTGTATCGACATGGTATAACCCCAAGGCGCCATACCGCCATTAAGAAAGGAGCAATATATCATGGCTGAGTCGAAATCAGGCTTGGTCATAATGACTGTTCTAGTACCATCGTCAGGAAAGACAAATATGACTTCCCACGTCTCGACACCATCTAGGTCATTCTTACGGATCGTATGCATCTATATCCTCCTTTTCATAGGCTCTACAGGTTTATCAAAGCCCATAATGGAACTAAGGGATTTCTTGTCGTCGCCCTTGGCAATGGTAAGATCATGGTAGCCTTCGGATTCGCAATAATCTGCGTCATGTTCAAATACTAGGCCTACGCCTGAAGCAAGCATCTCCCACTCCGCCTCGGTGAGCGAATACTCACACCCACCGAGACGGATTTGATATGGAAATGCTGCGCCTTTATCGTTTCGACGAACGTACCAGTCGGGCATGGTTAACTCCAGATAAGCGAAACAAGTGCGACGATGAAGATAAACAAGGTAACTCCGCCTATAACTCCCCAGATGATATCCCAATATTCACGGTCCATGTCGGCCATCGCAGACTCCCCAGGTAACTTCTCCGCATAGCGCATCTATCGCGTAGTCGGTAGCGGATTGTTCCAACGCAGAGATTAGGACCAACTGCGTTGACAGTGGAGTTGAAGCTAGAACGTATACTGGCGCCGGCTCCCCTTGGGGACTTGCGGAAGGGAGGTTGCGCACGCTATCACTAGATCGTACCTTCCCCTCACCGGCATAAACTGGTGTAGATTTGTTCCAACTCAAGCTTGCCTTCGCCACGCCATGACCGGCATACCAGCATTTCTTACCGTCGATTAGGCGGTAGTGGGATAGGCCGCTTGTCGGGCTGGATTGGCACTGTTTGCCCAGGGCTGGGCTCGCCATTATCAGCAGCACTAGAATCGCTAGAAGTTTTTTCATCTTTCCCTCCAAAGGTTGGCATACTGGCTTCAAGCTTGTCAATATGCTGAAGCCCCTCGTGAAGCTTAGCCTTTTCGGCTGCAAGTTCTTCAAGCATGGCAGTATGTTCGGTCACATAGTCTGCTGCGGCCTGCCGAGCATCGCTTGCATAGCGAGCAAAATCACCCATGAGGTGGTCAAGGCGTTCGCGACGTTCGTTGATTGTGATCTTGCGCGGAGCCTTGGTAAATTGTTCCCGAACCGTTTCGCCAATATCCTCCTCGACCGGCGGTAGCTTGGGCCTTGGCCGTTCGCGAAAGCCGGGAAGATCATCGTCGTCAAGGGATTTGTTTCGGTTGAATATGTTCATTTCATCCTCCTATCATGCCAAGTTTCTTCAAAATCTGCCTCGCGATGCTCCGGCTTTGTGGAGTCGCGACTGGCGCAGGTTTGCCATGCTTCTCGCGTTTGATAACCGGATGATCGGTGGACCATCCATTCTTCTGGCGATGCGGGCCTGCTGCGTCGTAAACCGCCTTCATAGTCTTTCGACATTTATCTAGTCCACCGTCGCTGAAATCAAACTTCATAATAATAGGCGGTGCGCCCTTAACAGGCATTTCCATATAAATAGCCTCGCTATCGTACCAGGTATACCGCGCCCATGGAGGGTGACCTGTTTTAGCGATTGTAGTCATCTCTCATCTCCTTATAAATTCGCTTAGCTTTTCGATCGTAGTAAATACTAATGCAAATAGCAGAGATAAATAATATTATGGATATCCCATATAAGGTTACCTGAATTATTACTACCGTTTCTGGTTTCATCATATTCTCCTCTTCAACGGTTCATCAAAAATCATCACGCCAGAGGGAGGTGGTGACGTTACCTCAACCTCTGGCGTGACTGCAAGCGAGGACGGAGTTGGCGGACTTTCCTCGCTTGCTCCCCCGGAAGTTGGAGGGGCCATACCCTCCGGGGTTTCTAACGGTGGAAACCAATCGCCGGTCTGGTGACAGTAGAACCAGCCTTTGTCAATGCGCTCGGGGTATAACGTATAACTATCAACGATGTCTAGATGCTTACATGGCCCACGGTTGCTTTGCGGACAGTTGCAGGTATAGAAATCGCCAGAGGGTTTCAGATGGTAAAACCCAACGGCGTTCAAGTCTTTGGTAAACTTCGTCACGCGAAGCCCATCACCTTCGGTGCGCAAGGTGTAGATGTCATCGCGGAGCAAGTTGAAATCTTCTCTCATGATATGTCCTCGACCCTAAGAGAGATAATCCAACAGTGACCATAGGTCGCGATTGGCTTGCCTTCAGTATCTTTTATCAGGATAAACTCATGCTGCCATCGCTCCCAGCTGAAGCTGATATCGTAGTAATCAACGCTGACCTTGGTCCCATCGGTCCATCTAACTTCGAGCATTTTCATATCCTAACCCTCGCTAGCTCAAGCGGAATCTCTGCGAACAACTTCACCTTATCCCCAACCTTGAGCTTGTGCTCGAAGGGACATAGCATATTCAAGTACGCACCTTTGCCGAGTTCCACAACGATCAAGTGTGCCTTCTGCAAAGGTTCGAACTTGGTCTCCACAACAGTGCATTCTGCGATTTCGGCTTTCATCTTTGATCCTTTAAAAAATCCTAGGGGCATTTGCGCCCCTAGGCAGTCACACAGGCATCGCGGGGAGGACACTGGGGGTTACCAGCGGCTTTGCCTGTGAAATCATGTGCCACACAGGGCGAGGCTTTGCCATGTATGTTGGATTGCGAATGCGGAATACCATTTGGCGAATGTTACCGATGTTTGTGCCGGGAAGAAATACCATCATTTCGCTTGGCCTCAACCCATGGCAAAGCATTGTGTAAACCTCGCGAAACTTCGTGCCTACCTTCGGCACAAGCCATCCACGTTCGTCGAGCGGTCGAATGTACATCATGTTACACCTCTAACTTATAAATACCAATAAGCGAGTCATCGGTTTCTTCGTCTACAAGTTGTCCATCAAGAAAATGCTTGCCTTCGTCGCAGAGGAAGAAAAGTCTGCCTTCATCTTCCATAAGCACAACCTTACCCTCGCGACGGCACTCAAACCCTCCATCGATCTCTACAATCTCGCCGTCTTTGAGATCGTTAAGCTTGGCATATTCGCGATCCTGTAAGTCTTTCATGCTTTGGTCCCTCCATTTGAATTCTGCAAGGCTCCGACTCAATGCAGGGGATTTAATCGGACTTTTACCGAACCTTGCTGCGCCCTTTGTCCGCATAACCTCTCCTCTGATTATAACGCAGTATAACATATTTAAAAGGAAATGTCAACAACTTTCTCCAATCCCTGGTAGACCCTAGAGACCCTAGGGGCAGAGCCTAGATGGACCCTGCCCCGAGGTATTAGTCAAGCAGTGTGAAGACTGCCAAAATCACGACTAGTAGACAGAACGCAGCGGCACCGAAGGGGTCCATGGTGTAGGGTCCGTCTTGGGTTCATCCCTTGCTTCAGCCATGGCCGCAGCCACGATCCCTTGGATAGTGTCGAACTTATGTTGCAAGGAGGCAAGGCGACTATCGAGCTTCAATGCCCTGTCCTGCGCCTCGTTGCGAGCACGCTTTGCAGCTTCTTTATCCTCTCGCTCAAGACCAACTTCGATCTTGAGTTCCTCGTTAGCCCGCTTCAAGCTCTCACACTCAGTCCTCAAGGACTCTAGCTCTTTCCGAAGCGTTGGGAGCTTAGTAGCATCGGTTAAAAACTGAACCATCGTCGCTACCATGCTCGCCATTTGTTCCTCCTGAGTGCTGACCTGGACAGCAGTTTCGTTAGACATAGCTAGTCTCCGTGTTAGCCTAGGATGGCCCTAGGCAGCCTTAAGCCCCAGGGCCGGAGCCCCAGGGCCTAACCTTTCAATCGACTTTAGGCGTGTTGGACAGGAGCCTTGGCCTTGCCCTTACCAGGCACTGCACGAGGCGCAGACTTTCCAGCCTGGGTCGCGGACAGCGGCTTGCCCTTGTTCTTCTCAGCAGTCTTGGCTCGCGCCTCTGCCTTCTTCTCCTCAGCGTCTGCGACTCGCTTGGCGCTGATAGCGATCTTCTTGATATCAATCGCGACCTTGGGCTTGAGCTCCTTGCGAGCTTCAATGTTGGCCTTGGCCTGTTCCAGGATCGAAGGATCAGCCGCGATGTAGTCCTTCGCAGCCTTAGTGATTTCCTTCTTGTCGTAATGGGAAACCTTCCCACCGTCGGCCTTGATAGTGTCTTTGACGATGATAGAGGCAAGCCGTACCGCTTCCGTCTGAACTTCGCCAGAGGCCGCCTTGGCTTTGACTCCGCCAGTCATCCTGACCTTGCCGGCGTAGACAGCCTCAAGCTGCTTTGCGGCAATCGCCATCGCCTCTTCCTTACGCTTCGCCTCATCCGGCATCTTGGCCTTGGTAACATCAGTCATGCCGCGATTGAGCAAAGTCTTCATTCCAAGCAGGAATGCGTATTCGTAGACTGCCTGTGGCAGGCTATCGGTGTCCACTTCGAGCGTAGCGTCGCCCTTCGTGATCGGGATATTAACCTTTGACATAGTCGACTCCTTTGGGTTTGCAAACGTCAGCTTTACAAACTGACAAACGGGAGATTACTCCCAATGCGGCGCTCTGTCAATATGTTTTTTTCGCATACCAGCTATGCAAATTTGCCGTGTGTCATTTTTGCAACAGTGATATAAATGACACACGGCAAATAGGCTAATGCTCCTTTCCCTTCCCTTGCTCCACGATCCAGAGGGCAAAGGCCTCATAGTCCTCTGGCGATGCAGTATCAAGGAATGCCATGATGGCACTCTGGAATTCCTCTGCACTTGCAAGTCCATCTAGATATGCATTCGCTTGCGCTTTTAGCTCATCAAGTTTCATCGCTTGGTCCTCCGTTATTAACAAAGTTGGGCAAGGCTACCGTTGCCGAAAACCCTGCCCAAGTAAATCAATGCGACAGCTTCCAAGCGATGCCAATCCACATCGCTATCGAGGCATAGCCAAGCGCAGCAA